TGTTTTAAAAGAATAACTCCTGTAACAACAGCGGCTTGTTCAGCAAATCCTTTACCTTTTAAAAAACCAATAGTAGCATCAACATCTTCTGCTCTAAATTCTAGACCTTGTTGTCCATATTGATTAAAGTATAAAAGAGATCTTAGAGCACTGTCTTGTGATTTAGTAGTTGCTGAGGCCGGTAAGTTTGAGTATGTAGATTTTTCAGCCATTCTATTTTATTCCTGTCACTGTTCCAAAGTTTCCGAAACTAATTCCTGGAAGACCGCTTGTAATATTTGCTGTTCTATTTGGTGTTAGTGTTAAGTTAAGAGCTTCTTGTGTAAGTGTTTCGCTTGATATATTATCTAAATTTTTAGCAAAGTTAATTGCTCCTATTGCGGCAGTCAACGCACTGACAGATGTTGCTCCTCTGTCTTGAAAATTGTCACCAAAGATTGTTCTAGCTCCTGATAATTCACCACTACCGTCACCTGATAGTATTCCTCCAGGTCCAAACAAACTTGCTGTTCCTCCGCCAAGCACACTTAATGGGCTAGGAACTTTGTCGTAATGTAAATTACCAAAATTAATTGGTTCTTCAGCATTGTTTGTATCAATTCTTCCGGCTCCGTATATAACACTTTCGTAGCCAAGGTTCATTGTTGCTTGAACAGTTCCGCCACTTTCAGCATAACTTACATCGCCGTGATCCCAAGTTCTAATATGCGGATTGATTAATTTATAACTATGAAATCTTTTCTTTGACATAGTGTAAATTGTAATACTTCTAAAGAAAGGATCTTGAACTCTATCTGAATCTAAACCGTAACGATAACCTCCACTTTCAGCACTGTATACTACTCCCCCACCGTTATAAGGTCCTGCTCCTGATTGACGACCAGTTGCTGATCCGCCTAAAATATCCCAAGCACCGGGTACTTGTTCTCTTTCTGGAGAATAGTACAAGAAATATTGTGCCCACAACGCATTAATAATTCCTGTGTTGTCATCATGGAATGTTACTTGAATAGGATCGTAGTTGATATTTTTATAGATTAATTTTTTTCTATTGTACTGATTTTTCATATCAGTATCAAAACTAAATCTCGGTAGTGTTGATGTTTTCACTAGAACACTAATAGAAGATGAGTGATGACTTCTGAAATCACTACTCAACCCTCTTGGGTTTATATCAAAATGTACGTGGAATAAAAATTTAGTTCTTGGAGCTCTTGAAAATGCTCCGTCAACAAACGTTCTAGACGCATGTCTAGCGTCACCTAAGTTGCCTTTAGGATTAAGTAATCCAGTTCCAACACCTGATAAGAATCTTGTAAATTTGTCTGCCATACTAGTATTTAGTCACAAAAAAAGCCCGGGGTTTTAAGCCCGAGCTCAATTTGTTCAACAAACTATCTTTAACTAAATGTGATTACGCTGAACCACCACCAGTTGTTAGAGCGCCAATTGTTCTAGCACCGATATTTCTACCAATACCGTCAACGCCACCGCCTCTGTACTGAATAGCGTTATCGTATCTTAGTGTCATAGAAATCATTGCTGGTTCATTTGAAGTGTAGTTCAAATCACCGTAATCAATGTTCTGTACAAATGTACCATATAATTCAAAAGTTTCTAGTACATTTGGAGTTTGAGTTCCGTTACCACCATCTAATACTTCAATTAGTGTAGTAAATTTATAGTCTTGACCCGACGCCGCAGATGCCTGCTCGAAGAAGTCAAATTGTTTCTGAACTTGCTCACCACATAATCTTTGAATAGATCCACTTGCGTCATCACGAACGTTAAGTGTAACCTGTTCCCAGTTATGTCTACCTGCTAGGTAGATACGTGAGTTGTATACAGGAATTTCCATTTCTTCAAAGTTAATCTTTGGACGTGTAATATCCTGTACTTGTTTTGTTAATTCTGTTGGTACTGTACCGTTAGCACCAAAACCTTGTAGTACCACCCTAAAGCGATACTTTAGCTTTGGCATCAACAAGCCTTGATTGCTTGATGATGTATCAGTCGCTAAAGGGACTGTTAATTTTGATAGTGTTGAAATTGACATATTTTTAATGCTCCGTTTATATAATATTATTTAGCATAATGAGTGGGGGAATAAATCCCCCACTTAAATTAAGCTGATGCTTGACCTTGGATTTCTCCTGTGTTCTTAAGTCTAAGCGGAATGTAAATAAACTCAATTGATTTAACTGGTTCAATAGCAATATCTACATAAAGCTCGTTACGATCAATACGTGCCGCTGTGTTGTTTGATTCATCACATACAACAGCAAAGTCATAAAGTGCTCTTAGACCTACTAACTCAAGTAATAAACTTTCAACTGCTTGTTTGATTTCGTCTCTAGTAATTTTATCATTAGGTTCAAAAACAAACGGCTTAGCAAGTCTATTAAGTTGTGTTCTTAAGTAAATTACTAAACGTGCTACGTTGATTCTATCAAGTGCTGAACTACCTGATGCTCTAGTTCTTTGTCCGTAGTTAACAAGTCCTACACCGTTGAAGAATGTAAGTGGATTAACTTTGATATCGTACAAAGTATTTCGTTGAGCGTCAGTTAAAGCAACGCTTTGGAAGTCGCCAGTTGCGCTATCAACATAACCAACTGAAGTAGCATTACTAATACCACCACGTCTAATACCTGCTGGAGCAAACCACGGATAAGCAACTTGGTCACTTAGTGCTATAGTTTTAAGCATCATGTGTGAACTTGGAACAACAATGTTGTTTCCTGTGTTATCAGTTGTAAGTCCGCTTGGGTAAAATACGCCTGTGTATTCGTCAAATGTTACTAGTCCGTCGTCACCGTTGTCAGTAGCATTGTTTTCATTCTGACCCCAAGTAACTAAACTTTGTGTGTCAGCTTTTAGTCTGAATGGAGAATCAGCAACAATAAACGCTGTTGTTCCTCTATCAGTATTCAAGTCTACTAAGTTTTGTGTAACTTCTGGATAGCCTGGGCAAGCCAACAAGTTAAACTGACGAACTTCGTCTTCTCTAATCTGTTGGTTACTAGCAATAGTTGCCTTTAGCTTCTCAATAACACTTTGTCTTTGTGCTTTTCTACCAAATGCTTCACCTGAGTCTGTAACCCATCTGTCAGTTGCGTAGTTAGCCATAGACTGGTTGCCAAATCTAGCATTGTCTTGTGCTTGATCGATATAGTCTTTTCTGTAAACCTTGATGTTAAATCCTGATCTACGTGTATTGAAAAGTAAAATACCTGCTGGATATAGTGCTGGATCTGGAGCATCTGGATCGACATAGTTTTCAGTTAACAATTCTTTAATTGTTCCTGCGTCCTCTTTTGTTCCATCTGTTCCCCAACGAGCGTCAGCAAATACAACACCATCTTCTGATGAAGCATCTGCTTTATCAACTAGTATCCATCTATTAGCAATAGGTGTATTTGACAAGTCATTGTTATACTTGTAAATTACTGGATAGTTTTCTAAGTCACCTGTGTCAATCCAAATGTCACCAGTTTTAAGTGGTGTACCATCGCTCTGTTCTACAGGGCGTGTTGGAGAAACAATAGGACCAGCTGGGTCAGTTTGATCTGCTAATGAAGCACTATAAAATGGTGATGTACTATCTTGGTAACCTACCCAAGTAGTACCATTGTGTACCATAATATCAACTTCGTCAGTTAAACTTGAATACCAACGCTGTCCTTCTTGTGGATCGTTTTGCGGAGCATCATTTGAAGCAATGTAACCAAATGTTGTACCTGCTAATGGTAACCAATTACTTGCTACAAAATCATAACTGTCACCTTGTGGTGCCGCATAAAGATTAGTAGTTCCAGTTGAAGTAGAATAGTCATAAGCACTGTAGCCCATTAAAGCCATAGCACTATCAACATCTTCAAATCTAATTTCGCCGCCTGCGTTATGAGTAATAACAACTCTACCGCTTACAACTTCTGCTTCAACATGATTCATTTGAGCATTGTTAATAGCAGTAGCAACAGTATTAGCATCACTTACAGCACCTGCCGCAGTAAATGTTACAGCAGTAGCTGAACTTAATGAAGCAGAACCTGTTACTGATTCTCTAACGTTAATTGTATAACTACCTGCGCTAAAAGTATTAGCATCAATAATACCACTTGTTACAGAAGTATTTCCAGTTGCTTTTCTTGTAAAGATTTTGAAACTACCTGTTTGTGGTGTACTGTCATATCCTGAATCTTCAGTATAATTGTACTGTACAAACAATGTGTCTTTTGGAATTGACTCACCGCCAGTAGTTCTGTCAAGGTTGAAAATTGCTGTTTGTGGATTAATGTATAATGGTGCTAGTGATTCAACAAATGATTCAGTATCAGCATCCCATGCTTTAATTCTCCAACGAGCACCTTGATTTGGTTCAGTTGTTTTGACCCAAACACTTCCTGTTGGACGTGGTAGTTGTGAGCTTGATTTCCACTGTGGCACTGAAGTGTGTGGACTCATTTGTAACTCTGGACCATAATAGTTTCCTGCGCTTACGCCGCCAGTTGTACCAAACAGTGCGTTAATTGAAGCAGAACCATCAGCCATTTCAATTACGTTTGAGTCAGTACTATCACCAAGTCCGTCATCTACTGTGTCAGTAATATAAAGTGTAAATTTGCTGTTAACTTTTGCAGCTTTAACACCTTGAATGTTTAGGTTATTAACGATTGTTACAACATTATCAACAGTTGAACCTGCTGGTAGTGTAACTAGTGTTCCGTTAATACTAAAAGTTGTTGTTCCTGTTTGTGCTGAATGGCCGTCTCTGTCAGCAGTAAACACTGCCCATGTCTTACGCCATTCTTTAGTTCCTACTTCTGCCCAACTAACAGGATTTCCAACAGTTGTATAATCAACACCTTTGTAGTAAATTCTTACAACATCAGAAGCGTTAACAACAGCATAATCACCAACTCTACCAACGCCAGTTGCTGGAGCATTACCAGAAAGTTTATCAGTATCAGTTGGGTTAATAACAATCGGTGTTTGGTTACTAAACACTTGGCCGTCTAGTGTAACAGGATTTCCATCCCATTCAAAGATGCCCCATTGTGTACTTTGTGTGTCTAGCCAGTATTGACCATCACTTGGGTCCGCTCCCGGTACAGTGGCCTGAGCAGTAAGTTCATTTAAGTCAATGTCAGCTCTTACGACATAAGCAGAATTAGCAACTCCTAAGAAAGAGTATGCAGCTTGAAGTCCGTATTCGTTTTGTTCGTCTGCGTTTCTAGGACTTCCTGAAATAGTCTGTTTAAAAACTGGTGTACCAAAAAAGTCAACAAGTTCACGTTGACTTGAAACTCTGTATACTTTTCCAACATTGGCTGCCAGGGTTCCCTGAGCAATTCCAGTGCCAGAAGCATTTTGTTTATCTTGGGCTGTTGCGACTACGACAAGTGGAGTGGTACCTCCGTCAGCGGGAGTGTAAAAACTCTCGTCTGTTACCGTAACTTGCACGCCTGGTGATTGTAGTGCCATTCGATTATCTCCTGATGGTTAATTTCTTGTATAGATATTTATCGGCAATAGACAAAAATACGGGGTAAACAACGCATAAAAAGGGATAAAAAAGGGTAAGTACTAGTATGAGACCATTATGTAAATGCGGTTTAAGGCCTGCCGCAGTTAACTATAAGAAGAACGGTCGCACATATTATAGGTCTTTGTGCGAGTTATGTACAAAAAACGGCGAAGGGTACGGAATACCCAAGTGGTATCAGTTTGGGTATCGCTTGTTAGATAAGTGTGATAAGTGTGGTTTTAAGTCCAAGCACAAAGAAGTGTTTAATGTATTTCATATAGACGGGAATCTAAATAACTGCCGTCCTAGCAACTTAAAAACTATTTGTGCTAACTGTCAACGGACACTTCAGAAAGAAGGTAGTCGCTGGAAGCAGGGAGATCTAACCCCTGATTTTTAAAGATAGTAGTCATTAAAGTTTTAACATTTAACTTTAGTCTATCTAGATCACCGTTATTATCAATAGTGTAATCACACATCCATTGTTCAATAGTCATACTGGTATTTGGTTCTAAATGACAGTGATCTGAACGATCTACCCAAATAGCGTAATCAAAGATCTCTTCATTTTTCATAGCATGAAACTCACGCTTATTACGAAGTCCGCAGTAGATGTCGTGTTTATCAAATAAATTACGACCTAAACGTGCTAGATCATCGCGGCAGTAATCGTGAATCATATTGTACCATTCTGTACGATGATTGTGTCGATCTGCGTAACATTCTTCTTCGTTAGCATATCCATACTTGTCTTTTAGATCATCAAATATAAACAGCTCTGAACAGAATTTTGAACTTGATTGGAATGTATATCCATATGCTTCGAGCATTTCACATACAGTATCTTTTCCATGACGGCCGTGGCCAACAACTAGTAATTTAGGTAAACGTATAAGCATTTATACAGTATACGGTAAAACAGCTCTGCTGTCAACCATTAATACCAAGGTTTGGCTTTTTTAGTACTTCTAGGGTTGTTCAATCTATTTGCTAATACACTTGCTGTATTAATAGATTTTGTACGCTTTTGATGTCTTGCTTGTGTAGGTCCTGTTCTAGCTCTAGTACGCTTCATTTGCTGTGCTCTTGCTACATTAGGATGATCGAAACACTTAGACGGATGACTTACTTGTCTACTTTTTCTAGGACCTGAAGCACAACGGAATTTTTGTTTTACAGTTCCGCCTCTAGCATCTTTTTTACCTACACCCCAAACCATTTTAGCGGCTTCCATGTAGTATGCTTCGTAATCTTCTGATGTAAATTCTGATGCTTTCATTGTTTATCCTATAATCAGACTGTAACCTGAATTATTACTACCTGCTACTGAAGTAGTCAATTCCATTGTAAGTCTTTCTAAATCTGCTTGTGCTTCTGCTTTTAGATTAGCACCATTAAGTGCTGTTCCGCCTTGTGGACCAGCGATACTAGCAAACTTTTCACGTGCTTGTGCTAACATCATTTTACAGTTAGCAAGAGTATAATCTTTAATCCACTGTCCTGAATACACATCTTTAATTATGCTTACATCAGGTTTAGTATTGAATACGTGAAGTGCTACTTCTTCTTCTGATCTAGGTCTTTGATGAATGAATAATTTCTTAGTTTCTGGATGCCAAGTAAACTGAATAAAACTACCAAATGTTTTACCGACACGTTCTTGATAACCGGCAAATAATTCATATGTAGCAAGTCCGCCCATATTGGTTGAACTTAGTAAGTATGTATTTGTGTAAGCAAGGTTAAATGGTTCAAACACTGTACCACCTTGTCCACCACCTGATCTAGATCCAATACTTCTACGCATTACTTCACGCACCATCTGTATTTCATCTGGTAGCGTGTACTCGTTCTGATCTAGTTCTAGTTTTAGAAAAGCAAAACTTTCTTCAACAGCATTATCTGAACGCTGTCTAAAAACACCTAAAGCACGTTCCAGTGCTGTTTCATAGTGCTCGGGGTCTAGTTCAACGTCAATCATGCCTTCACCTAGCATAGTGCGGCAATAATTGAATACTTTTTGTTTTTCTTGATCTAATTGGCTCATGTAAGTATTTATCGTTCCGATAAATATGTTTATGCCAAGATTAAGTTTATATCGCCCAGAGAAGGGCAACGACTACAAATTTATAGATAAAACTGCCTGGGAAATGTTCCAAGTTGGCGGTACTGACGTACTTTTACACAAGTATATAGGTCCCGGCGAACAAGCAGACGGAGAATATAGCCCTACGGTTCCAAACTATGAATCAAGCACATCTACGCCTGAAACACGTATTCAGGATATGCTATTTTTAGAAAACAGAGATAGAAAATACGAGCCAGATGTATACCCATTGCGTGGTGTTTATAACGTAAACAATATTGACTTTAATCTAAGTCAGTTTGGTTTGTTCTTACAAAATGATGTACTGTTTATTACGTTCCATATAAACGACACAGTTGAAAAACTTGGTAGAAAAATTATGGCAGGTGATGTAATTGAGTTACCTCACTTAAAAGATGAATTTGCCTTAAATGATTTAACATTTGCCTTAAAACGTTTTTATGTTATTGAAGAGGTAAATCGTGCCGCAGAAGGATTTAGTGTTACTTGGTATCCTCATTTATACAGAGCTAAATGTACACCATTAGTAGATTCACAAGAGTTTAAACAAATACTTGACAAAGTTGCTGATGATGAAAACTTCAAAGGTATCTATAATCCTGAAGTACAATATGAAATCGGTGATGTTGTTGAGTTTGAAGGTACAAATTACACCGTAATAGAGCCGGTTAAAGGAATTGCTCCTCCGGATAGTACATATTATAAATTTGCTGATAGACTCAGAGATATAATGAGTACATACGAAAAAGAAATGCAAATTACAGAAGCAGTTCAAGATCAAGCAGAATCTGATGCTCCTAAGTCAGGATATAATACAACAAAATATTACACAGTTCCGATTGATCCTGAAACTGGTAATGTAAAAACTGTTAATGCTAGTAATACAGCAATAGGAGCAGGGCAAACAGGCAATGCTGTAAGTGCTAGTACTATTGAAGCAACTCCAGTTAAGGATGGTTACCAGAATTATCACGAAGATGCTATTCCACCAAACGGTGCTCCGTTTACAAGTGGTATTACCTTCCCGGGAGGTCCTGTAGAAGGACAATTCTGTTTACGTACAGATTATCATCCTAAGAGATTATTTAGATTTGATGGGAAACGTTGGGTGAAATACGAAGATAATGTAAGAATGACAATGAGTCAAAATGATACAGCAAGTGGCGATCCAAGATTGAATCAGAAAGGATCATTTATTAACAATCCTACTGTAAGTACAATTAACGGCAAGCAAGTAAAAGAAAAACAGAGCCTTTCAAAAGTGCTTAAACCTAAAGCGGACAATTAATAATGGATTTTTTCTACGACGGTCAAGTAAGAAGATATGTTACTCAGTTTATGAGAATGTTCATAGGCTTTAAGTATAAGGATGGCGACGGGGATGAAAAGAAAATTCCTGTAAGTTATGGCGACCTAACAAAACAAGTAGCACAGATTATTAAGGAGAACAGTGAGAATAAACTTCCAAGTGTTCCTAAGATTGCTTGTTATATTACCGGTTTAGAATTAGACAGAGCACGTACAGCAGATCCAACATTTGTTAGCAAACTTAGTGTACGTGAAAGAGATTATGATGATTTTGATACAGATGGTAATCCTGTATATAAAAATAATCAAGGTCCAGGGTATACTGTAGAACGTTTGATGCCTACACCATTTAGACTTACAATGAGAGCTGATCTTTGGACATCAAATACTGATCAAAAATTACAAATACTAGAACAGATATTAGTCTTATTCAATCCTAGTTTAGAAGTTCAAACAACAGACAATTATATCGATTGGACTAGTTTAAGTGTTGTTGAATTAAATGGATTAACATTCTCTAGTAGAAGTATTCCACAAGGCACAGAAGTTGATATTGATATTGCTTCAATGGATTTTGAAATGCCTATCTATATTAGTCCGCCAGTTAAAGTTAAAAAACTAGGTGTTGTACAAAACATTGTTATGAACATGTTTAACGAAGACGGAGCAATGAAATCTGTTGAAGAGTTAGCATTCAATACAAGCGGAATTACAGCAAGAAGCGAGTTTGCTACTCCAGGCGAGTTCGGAGTGTTACTATTAAGCTCTAAGACTGTTACACAAGCAGATACTGGAGATTACTATGTTAGCGTACTTGATAGTAGTGAAGCTATACAAGAATTGAATTTACAAACTCCTGTAAAACAAGGAGAACGTATAGACTGGAACGAAGTATTGCCTATCTATGGTGGATATAAAGATGGTATTAGTCAAATTAGATTTACTAAACCTAACGGTAGCGAAATAGTTGGAACATTTACTGTTAATCCGTTAGACTCAACATATCTTGTGGTAACATTTGATCAAGATACACTTCCAGCAAACTCAACAGATATTCCATTAGTAACTGGTATTATAGATCCTACTACATTTAATCCAGTTGATCATTTTAATGGAGCGATTCCAACTGATACAACATATCTAATACTAGAAGATATAGGAAATTCTTACAATACAGATGGTCCAGATGCTTGGAAGAGTACTACAAATACAGATTTTATAGCCAGTGCTAACGATATTATTAAGTGGGATGGCACAAAATGGAATGTTATTTTTGACGCAAGTTCTTCTTCCGATGTTCGTTACTTACAAAATCAAAATACAATGATCCAATATAAGTGGGATGGTGAGCAATGGCTTAAATCATTCGAAGGCGAATACACAGCCGGATATTGGGGTTTTGACTTAGTTCCTTAATATATAACAGTATGCAAAAACGTGCTGGTATATTATTTCTTTCAACTAGAAGCAGTAGAGTATTCTTAATTTGGGATACAAAATGGACTGTTCCTACTTTTATACGTGACAAATCTGTTATTGAGGACGCACAAGATCTATTAAAAGATTTTAATTTAGTAGACGCAAAGTTTGTTCCTATTGAATTATATACAAGCAAGGATAGCGGTTTCGAATATAGCACTTATGTAGTTTTAGTTGATCAGGATTTTGCTAGTCCAAACGGAACATATTGTTGGACTAAATTAGACGATTTGCCTAAAAATATTCATGTTGGTTTAAAGAATACTTTGTCAAATAAAATTACACAAGTTAAGTTAGAAACAATTCTAGCAACAGGTAAAAGTTATGATATCGATTAAAAAAAGTGCAACTTATCGTAGAGATTGTGAAATATATGAAAAGTATATTAACTTTGTAAGCGGAAAAGAACAAGATGAATTTAAAGTTTTATATGAAAAATTTAAATCTCTTGTTGATGATTTTGATAAACAAGCACAAGGTCTTGATGGCCATACTATGACTTACAATACACACTTACAATTAAAAGATAAATTAAACGCTCACAAAAAATTAATGGACGACAAAGTTAGGACCGTGAAACATATTGCTCGATCGATTGAAAGTCATCGACTGTCATAACTTCTAACAATTTTCTCATATCCGCTTTAGTAAATATTTGATACTGGCCTTCTAATTTTCTAGGAAAAGAAATTTCTTCAACTGTAGCATTATATTTAGAAGCAATTATATCAGCAACTTCTTTAAAACTTGCTGTCCAGCCTGTACCTAAGTTATATATTCCATTAAATTTTTCTTTACTAGCATTAACTACAGTTCTTACAACATCATCAACACAAACAAAATCTCTTTTATAATTTTCGCTTCCTTCGAATATATAAATTTTCTTCTTTTCTTTTGCTTGTTTTGTAAACTTATATACAGGACTTGCTTGATCTCCTTTAAATTGTTCACCGTTTCCGTAAACATTAAAGTATCTCCAACCTTGTATTTTTGCTTTAGGTTTTACCTTTAATATTTCCTGTACTTTTTGATCTAAAATTGCCTTGCTTTCAGCATATAAAGATTTAGGTGTTAGTTCGGCATCTTCTTTAAAATATAAATCTGTTCCGTATACACCAGCTGAACTAGCGTATGAAAATAAAATATCATGTTCTAAACAGTCATGTAACAACTTCATTGATGGTTTTATATTATAACTGTCTATCTTTGCTTTGTTTTTTTCAGTTGTACTACTAATTGCGCCTTGATGAAATACGCATTTAACTTTTTTCCAGTCGTTGAAATTTTTATAAAAATTCCTCATGTCGACTAGTTCACGATAATTACAGCCAACAATATTGTCAGCATTTTTCATTTCATCAACTAAAATAATATCCTTAATACCTTGCCTATTCAGTTCTTTTACAATATTAGAACCAATAAAACCAAGTGCTCCTGTTACTACAATCATTTAAAAAAATCTTCCGAATTTATTGCTTTATCATCTATCCAAAAATGATAGTGTGGTTTACCCGCTTTACATGATGTATATTTAACACCAATCTCTTCTAAATATTTTTGTGTATATTCTTCCCAATTCAATCCTGAATTAGTTCCCCTGGCTGTATAGTAATGAATCTCGTGTCCTTCATCATACAACTTATTCATCTTTTCTATTCTGTCACGAATAGGCATACTATTTTCATAGTCTCCGTTTTTTGTGTTAAGAATTGTTCCGTCTATATCTACGTAGTATATCATTCAGTATTTTTTTGGCTATCACCTGGTATTATTCTATAATTATCTTCAACACTGTCTGGAGTACTTACTTCAGTAATACTACTCATAGGCTCTAGTGCTTCAAGTTGGTGTGGCTGTAGAGGAGGATTATGCCAAGTATCTCCCTCTGTTAATTCTTTTTCATATAGTCTTGCTTCTTTAGTATCGATCCAACGAACTTTAAATTTACCATTGTTTACAAACCATGTTTCGTCTTTTTCTTTATGGAAGTGCATACTAAACTTACTTCCTACTTTTTCAAATACCATAATTTTACCACAGTACTTGTCATTAGTTGCCCAGATTAGTTCGTATCCCCAACCCTTTTCAACTTTGCCTTCAAGTCTTGTCATCTCGATTCCTCTAATATTTTAGTTGTACTGTAATCTTTTACTCTAGGAAAAATTACAACTTCTGCTAGATCATGTCCAACAGTAGTTTCAACTGTATAGTCTCCGCCTTTTACTATTATATCTGGTTTTACAGATTTAATCAAGTTGTATGGTGTATCTTCTTCAAAAATAATTACTTCATCTACAATAGCAAGGCTTTCAAGCATTGCTTTTCTATCTTCTTGATTAAATTTTGGACGGCCTTCACCTTTTAATTTTTTGACACTTGTGTCACTATTGATAGCAACTATTAATTTATCGCCTTTTGACTTAGCAAACTTTAATAATTTTAAGTGTCCTAGATGTAATACATCAAAACAACCATTTGTAAATACAATCTTTTCTTTAATATCTTTTTCTTTTACACTATAAGTTCCCGGATGACTAACTGCTACACTTGCTACTTTAGAAGCAATAACTAAACAATCATTTAAGTCATTACCATTTACAAGACCATAAACTAATCCTGCTAGTGTGCTATCTCCTGCTCCAGTGATATCAAATACTTCTGTTTCAAAACTTGGTTGACGTTTGATGTGGCCGTTTTTTCCTAGTAGTATCATTCCGTCTTGACCTAGAGTTACTAACATATACTCAAAGTCGTATTTTTTACAGGCTAATATGCCTTTACGTATAAGATCATCGTAATCTTCAAAATCGTTTACTAGTTCTTTAAATTCTTTTTTGTTAGGTTTAACAAGCCATGCGTGTTTATAATTATACAGATTTTGTTTAGGATCTACTAAAACCTTTACATTTCTTTCTTTTAATTTTTTAAATTGTTCAGAACAATCTCCTATTGTTCCTTTATTGTAATCACTAACAACAAGATATTCTGTACCTTCTGTACAATATTTTTCTACATCGATTGGATTGTCAAATTTTTCTTCAGCATCTATTCTTGCTATTTGCTGATTGTTACAAATAATTCTTTTCTTTGTAATAGTAGGTTTAGAATTATGTTTGATATAACTTACATAGGTATTTTGAAGCTGTTCTGAAAGTATATTTGCGTTGATGTCAACACCAACAATACCTACGGCATTTGCGTTACAGCCTAATGTAATTAAGTTTTGAGTAACATTGCCAGCGCCGCCAGCTGAATATTCTGTTTTTGTAGTTTTAATAACAGGAACCGGAGCTTCTGGCGAAATTCTATCCGAAACGCCATACTCAAAAATATCTAAAATAAAGTCGCCAATAACAGTAATCATACAAATAGTTATCTGCGTACTTAATGATTGCCTGGAAATTAGGCTTGAGCTTCACCCCATTTTAGAATAACGTTAGCAGTTGTATCTGTTCCTGATGTTTTATAGATATTAATAGCCAAAACGTCCGGCCCATTCGGGAATGTACCTCTACCACCAAGTGTAGTATTAGTTAATTCTTTCAATAAAGCAAGATCAAGTTCTGAACGTTCTCCTGGCGTAGCAATAAATGAAAATACTGTTTCACCCGGTTGAGCAAACGCAGGTTCAAAGAACGAAACTGTAACTGTACCTGATCCAGCAACCATTGTGCCTGAATATGAATTATTAAATACGATTCTATAATATTCAGTTGTACCAAATGTTTCTGGAGTAATACTGTTAATTGATGTGTTAGCAGGAAATGTTCCAGCTGACGTACCGGTAACAGGAGTACCAAGAGTGGCTCCACTGGCGTCGAAACTTGCTTTTGTTGCTAAGAAGAAGTTTCTTGCTGTTAGATTTTCACCTCTAGCAAACGTTACTGTGGCATTAGTATTAATAGTACCACTAAAACTTCTATCCAAATCTATACGTACTTCTTGGTTACCAAAGAAACTGTATGGTCCTACAATTTGTGTAATTCTTGTTCCTGCCTGAATGTTAGCACTGCCAGCACTTACAACTTGATCGCCAACTTCGAGTCCAATACCACTAGTACCTCCATTTGTTCCTGAAGCGTATCTCATATAAATGTAGTTAGTATTTCTAGTTCTATCATTAGTTTGGGCTGTAGCTTGAATTACAGCTTGAGCTGTAATATTAGCATTAGTTGTAGTTTGCGATGTTGTCCATGTAATACCACCACCTGCTGCAACCTGTGCGAAACTTGGCTGTCCTCCTTGTGCTAGTGAACTTAATCCTGACCAACCAACACTACCTGGATTTAATGGATAGTTTTGTGGATTAAGAATACCTTCAACAATAATACCGCCTGTAATAGGATTATTCGACCCATCAACACCATCTGATGTAACTTCAATACCTTGTAGTAATAACTGAGCCCTGTTAAGTAATTCTCTTTCTCCCAAATCGCCTGGAACAGCGTTTGAAACACTAGGTGCTAGACGTAACAAGAATGCTGTTTGTCTTGTTGTACTAACAGTAAGGCCTGTTTCTGTGTATGAGAAAATGTAACCTCTATCTTCGTCAAAATTACCATCTGTAATAAACGCACTACCCCAGTGACTAATAAGTGGTGTTGTTGTGTTTGTTAAAAGTACTACACCGGTTCTCTTATCATGAGTTGCTGTAGATCCAGCACTATACACCCTATCAGCCCCTTGAGCAAATAAATTATATGTTGATCCTCTTGTTAGTCCAGTTAATCTTGTCTGAGCTAGATCTAATCCACTGTATCTCATAATTTCGTTATCTACATATACAGTTCCTTCTGTAGGGAATCCCTCAATACTATCAAGTTCGAGATATGATTGACTGTTGTCAACATCTGCGACAAGCCTTGCGACTGGTCCTTCGTTGGTTACTTCATAACGCACAGGCAAGTTACCTGAACGCATGTATGCTTCTGTGTTAACGTTTGAGTTCCTGATTCTATGACAGAATATAAAGTTACCATCGGCACCACGTACCATGTAATCAATAAAGCCAGCACCGTACCATGAATACTGAATCCCAATCATCTGCATTTTTGTTATATCAATATCATATCCGCTTGGTCCAGTACCGTCCATTCTATCTAAGTTAAAGTCTTGTTGTCTAACTTTTTTGTCTTGTACTAAACTAATTTTTGTACCTGAAATCGATCTTACACCTCTAAAGTCAGGAGCGATGTATAAAGTTGTTTGGTCATCAATTTTTGATATAACATGTGTCATACCTTTAATAACAACTCTATCTCCTGCTTTTAACTGATCTCTAAATCGTGTATTTGTTCCATAAACAATGTTGCTATCAGGATCAACTGCTATAGTACCTGCTACTTGTTTTGTTGCTGTTCGCTGAACAACTGCTAATTGTTGTCCGTCATATTCCCAAAAGATACCATTCTGATCATCAAAAATACCTGCTCTAACTATGGCACCAGTCCATCTTAGTGTTGATACTTGACATTCTGGACTTAGAACCCCTCTTTTAGAGCCTAATCTTCTAGTAGAAATATATGTAAATGTTCTTTCATTAATAACATCATCTACATAATATTCGCCATTATATCCAGCAGTTTCGCAACCAATTATTTTAATTTCACATCCTGGTTGTAATCCATGATCGTTATCTCCTAATTCAACAGTTATAGTTGAACCAATTTCAATACCGTTAGCATCAATAGTTAAAATATCATAACTTGGAGCAAATAAAGCACCCGTAGTGTACATAATACCTTTACCTGATTGGTATCTAATATACTTTTTACTTTGACGTATTGCTTGTGCTCCATACTGAGGACCGCCTGTGCCTAATTGTACGCCGCCATCAAATGGTCTATGTACAAAGAATGAATCCGGTCTAGTATAAACATCAGCATCAATTGAATCTGTTGATGTATCAATGTTTCCTGGGGCTCTAGCATTAAATCGTAACGATGACAAACTTGGTACCTCGGTAGCACTAAAACTACCAGCTGTTAAATTATGGTTATTCACTCCGTCATCAGATCTAACTACTGTAATAAAGTTTCCTCCAGGCACAATACCATGAGGATATGTAAAACTTGCTTCAAGGGTAGCCAATGCTTCGTAGGTTAAAGTTGTTTGATTAGGAACATCAGTTGCCGTGTTTTCACTGATTAATATTGTACTGTAAAGATCAAATGATACTCCACTTACTGGAGTACCAGCACCTGAAACAACTACAATTTCTCCCGCTCCGCCAACACTTGTTACAGTAATAGTTAAATCGTTTGTTGGTGTTGAACCGTCTAAATTATCACCTGTTACTAGAATTCTGTTTCCTGGTTGATAAAGTGTTCCTTCACTTCCGCCTTCAATACCAACTGAATATGATCCTCCTGATCTTACCACTTGGAAAGAAGCACCTGAACCTTGTGATTGAACATTTATTCCACCAGTATTATAATAAGTTTGTGAACCGTTGGCTGTTCCGCTCGATGAAAACTGACTTATAAAACCAGTTCCGCCTGCTGTTCCAGCAAAAGTATACCCACTTATAAATCCAGTGCCGCCTGCTGTTCCAGCAAGGGTGTCAACACCTTCTACTTCACCAGTACCTCCAGCAACGCCTGATACAGTTACAGTAAACAGTACGCCTGACCCGTCATGTGAATCAACAGTCATTACAAGGTCGTTTGCTGGTGTTGCGCCACCTAAGTTTGTACCGAGGATACGTATTTCGTCGCCGCCATTGTAACCACTACCGCCTTGATTGATAGTTACTGAATATGATCCTGTACCTGCTTCAACTGTTTTAACAACATTAAACACAGCGTTAGTACCTATGCCTGTTGTCGAATCTTGTGACATATTACTATATTCTTTTCCAACTTGAATAATATTAAACGTAGCATCATTGGTTAATGTTGTAGCATCAAGATTGGAGCCATCGATTGTAAGTGTTTCTCCTACAGCATATCCATCGCCTTTGTCAACAATTACTAAAGAACTGTATGCTGTACCTAATTTAACTAAACCAAAAGTTGCCAGTGTTCCAGTTGCTGATCCAGTTGCTGGCAAATCACTATAAATTTTAGCAATTTCAGTAACCGTAATTGTTAAATCTTCTGTCGGAGTTGTTGCTCCAAGTGATGTTCCAGCAATTACAATGTCATCGCTTTCTGCGTAGCCATCGCCAATTGTACTATCTGCTAGTAATGCTTGAGTAACGCTGGTATATGATGCTCCTTCTTTTGTAATATTCCAAAGAGCTCCTGTACCGATACCTGTTGTTGATGTTTGTGCGACATCTTGGTAACTGTCCGAAACTTCTGTAACTGTAATAGTTACATCATTAGTTGGTGTCGCTCCGTTGTTAAAAATATTACCAGGTACTGTAATAACTTCATTGTTAGCAAAACCAGTACCTGACTGATTTAGTGTAACATTGTAAGTTGTTGAGCTTCTTTCAATGTCAAAAGTAGCACCACTACCGCTTCCTGTTGTTGAATAAACAGTATCATTAATTCCAATAATTGTTTGAGGTGAAATAGGATTAGCTGTACCTCTCCATAATGTAGAAATTACGTTACTTGTACTACCATCGTCAGCACCGGCAACAGTAATATATAAATCATTAGCAGGTGTAGTTCCACCTATATCACTACCTAAAATTTTGATGGTATCACCGATTACATAACCAGCGCCGCCACTGTCAACCTCTACGTTTTCATATGAACTACTAGCACCTCTAGTAATATTAAATGTTGCTTCAACACCTGATCCAACAACATTACTTCCAGATATACCTGTATAAGTTTGAACATCACCAACAAGTGTTCCTGTAGTAGGATCTTCTAGATCTATTACATTTCCTACAACATTAATAACTAAATTTAAATTTCCTGAACCGTCGTCTAAACCCAAGTTAGGTACAATGCCTGTTGGATCATTAACAGTTAATGATGTTGATCCCGGAGGATATGTTCCAACAAGTCCTGGTGAAACAACAATTCCACCGTTGCCAACAACTCCTGTTACTTGAGATCCTGCCGGCAAACCAGCTCCGCTAATTGGAGCTCCAACTTCAGGAGCACTACCTGTGAATGCTAGTCTACTTGTTCCTGGTGGAGTAATAAATTGTGTATTGATTGTTCCCGATGTACCTTGTGATACAACTGCGATTGCTGGATTACCAATCGATGCTCCTGTGTAAAATCCACCCTCTCTAATCTGAGTAAAAGTTGTGTCAAGTCGCTGACCGTTAGATGTACCTACTTTACCTTTGGCATAATATGTAAAAGCATTGTTAGTAGTTGTAATAATTACAAAAGAACCTTCTGCTCTTGAAGCACCTTCAATAGCTTGTTCTAAAGCTAAGACAGTAATGGGCTGTCCTGCTTCAAGCCCGTGTGGTCCGACAGTTGTTACACTAATAATACTAGAACCAACATTGTCGGTTGTAATTGAAGCATCTGTGTGAATTTCTAGAATATTTAATTCTGTACCAGGAATTTCGTATATACTCGGATACCCTCTTTGTGTAGCAATAGCACTCCATTTAGTAGGCTGTAAACCATACTCAAAGTCAGCATCAAGCATTGAAAGTGGAGGTGCTACCCTATTTCTTTCAATAGCATCAGTACCAAAAGCATGTGGTCTAGTTGTTATTATACTTTTACCATTTTCAGTAGCTTCAATAAAAATCTGTATGTCATCTGTTGCTGATGAACCTGAAGTATCAGCAGTTAGATGGATCGTTGTGACAGCATCTGTAAATTGATCAAACTTTTTAAAATTAGGATCTTCAGTTACAAAAATGTCTTGGTATCTGTCTTGTGTTACTGTACCACCAAGTGTATTAGCACTAAAATTATAAATTACTTGATTATTAGTTGTGTTTGTAATAAGCAAAATATCATCGGCTTGATAATTTCCTTGGAAGGTAATTTTACTATAACCAGCTTCTACTAAAGATGGTAATGAACTTAAACCGTTGCGTATAACATTAATTAAAACTTGTGTATCTGCTTCAATTATCTCAGCAGTACCACTAACAAACTGTGTTTCTTCAATTACTTGATCAACAGTAGTGTTAAGTTTACCAACATATTCTGTATTGGTAATAATATAATCTTGAATCACATCACTTAGATATCGATGTGTTAGTGTTTCAGGCTGTCTATCGCCATCGATTTGTGCTGTATCATTTTCCCAATAATGTCTAACAACATATCTAATCTTTTCATTGCCGCCATATTTTAGATCATAAGCATACGCATCTAATACATAACCTAAATCTCTATCACACTTGCTTTGATTGTAAGTGTAATTGGCAAATGGATAAGTTGACAAGACTTCTGTTGGCAAATCTTCCAAGCCGTTATCAATTACGTTATAAATTATAGAAAATAATTCAGTTACTCTAGAAGCAATGCCTGCTTCGGCTGCCGATCCTACTGTATATTGAGTTTCATATGTTGAATCTGATGGATTTTGTAAACTGCTATACTGAACGCCAGTCATTATATTGTTAATAACAATACCTTCTAGCCATTGATATGTTAAAACTTCTGCTTGTCTATCACCGTCAATTTGAGGTGTATCATCAATCCAATAAAAACCAGCAATGTATCTAGTATTCCAATTCCCGCCCCATCTTAAATCTTTGTAAATGGCATTAAGAACATAACCAATATCTCTTTCACATTTGTCTTGATTGTAGGTATAATTGTTAAATCCAGGAGCACCAGCATCTCTTCTATCTTCAATATATAGAAGAGTTTCTAGTGTCATAAAATCTATATTTTCATAAAATAATGTGGCACCATTAGGATACAAACTAGCATTTGTGTCTGTTGTTATTCTTGAATCAATATATGCTTTATATTCTGCTAGTAAGAAATCTCTATTACTTTCTAGAGCACTGTAAGCCGCAGGATATTTATTTCCTGCGTAACTAATACCTGGACGAAAAACATAATTATCTACTTTAGTCTTTGCCATTTGTTATGCTCCAAATACTACTGCGTAAGCAATTGAATTGTTATCCACGTAGTCCTTCCTTACTAAATCGTCACCATTTGTTGGTGCTGTACCAGCACTAGGAGCCTGTGAAAACGCAACTGTGCCTGCTATTATACTGGCATTAAAATTAATGTTAGCGCCAGATACTGTTAAACTTCCTGGAGATCCTTGATCATCTACAACTGTTATACTTGTTGCTCTAAGTGTTCCTGGATTCTCCGTACCAATATTTACGTTTTCTATAACACCTCTAGTAGTGCTTTTGATTTCTACTTTTCCATCAACAACACTAATTTTATTTTCGCCGCCTGCTCTTAATCTTATATTACCATCAACTGTTAGAGCGTTTAATGTTCCAACTGATACTAGATTAGAACCTATAACTGTTGGCGAAAGTGTAGTTCCGTTATTTGTGAAAAGAGGCTGATTGGAAATTGTAATAGTGTCTGTACTAATCGACGGTACAGAAATACTATTATCTAGTGTTAATGATCCAGCGGCAATATTTCCGGATGTATCTACTACAAATCCCGGACTCTCAAAACCTGATTTACTTTTTAATCTACTGTAACTGACTGCCATTTTATTTCCTATCTAGTGTATTTATGTTAGCACAAAATGACTACATTCTACCAACAACTACTTCAATTGTTCCTATTGCTTGTGTATCGTTGTAATCTTCTAGTGCTTTTCCAATAACACTACCTAATTTAGGATCATCACTGGCAGTTGCTACGCCGTCAACGTCGCTAACTATTAGCATATCACCTTTTTTAATGTTTCCTACCACCCTACAAGGAACCCTTCCTTGTAGAGCAACTGTAACTGTATTTTCTACAGACAACTCATTATTCATAATAAATGCTGGATTTGTTGATACAATTCCAGCAACTTTTTTGTTGCCTATACCTGTTGCTTCTGTTACTTCTTTTTGTCCGCCAAATATTAAAACTGTTCCAGGATCATAGTTTCTATCAGCAATATATTTTTCTGCCAAGTCAGCCCATCTTGCTGTTTGCGCTGTAGCGTTTAGTGTCGAAGTATCTACATCAACAGTTATTCCGCTATTTGCGTATAAAACGTTTCCGCTAATACTTGAAGCACCACTGGCCATAACCAAAGGATATGTATTCGATGTTACGGGATTAACAATAACTGTACTAGCTGTACCGCCACTTCCTCCTCCACCGATCGCACTAATTGTAATCGTATCTGTTATAGGATCTGTAGTTAGTGTAATGTTTGCTCCAGCAGTAAGTGTAAGTTGATCTTGATCTCTATCAGCAATTAAACTTTCTTGTCCGGCAACTGCTACAACACCAAAACTTGGACCTGAATTGCTTGAAGAAGAAACTGTAACGGCACCGCCACCGCCTGTTGAATTAATAATAACTTCTTTTGTAATAGGATCGGTTGTAATATCAATATTTGACCCTGCTCTAATTGTTAAACTATCGTTTGTGTCACTGGTAACAATATCGTTTTGTCCTGGTACTACAATTCTATTAAAATAGTGAACAGTATCGCCATCAATTTTAGTTCCTTCAGGTAAATTAATTGTACTTTCTGTTGCTGATATTGGCGAACCGTTAAAATAAACTGTATCTTTTACATAAAGGTTATCCCAATTATTATTAGTACTTCCTAAATTATATGTTTCGTCTTGCGATGGAACTAAATGAGAATCAATTGAAGTTAAAACAATTGAAGATCCTCCACTAACTCCTCCGCTTGAACTTCCTGGATTTGGATCTGGTTGTGTATCCGGAACAAGATAACTCTTACTTACTGGAGGAATTAAACTGTTTATTGCTCCACTATAACTTACGTTGTAAATTGCTTTACAACCTTCAAATGACGGAATTTTTGCTGATAGTCTTACACTTACATAACTGTCATTAACAACCGCCGATACATCAACTAGCTCGTCGTCAATAGAAGCTCTTCCGAAAATAGCAAAATTTGCTTGATCTGGTCTAGCAACAACCATAACCTGTAGAGTTTCTTTTTTGTTTGAATCTACTTCTACAGTAATATTATATACAGCACTGGCAAAATCTCCAACATACCAGCGATCTATTTCAGTGTTTGTAAAGACTGAATGCCACGGTCCTTTATATAAGAACTGTCCGCCGTTCTTAAAAAGTAACGTATTATGTACACCGCGTGAAAAAAATGTTGGAAAACTCATCTACAATAAATCCTTTATTATAGTGTATTTAACCAAATTTGAGGAAAAAGAAAAGCCCCCGTAAAGGGGGCTTTTAGTGCTAGTTCTTAACTGTAATTAATTTACCGTACTCGGGCAAATACAAGTATTCAATTTCGCTTCGAACCAGCGTTTCAACAGCATTATCTAATGTTTCGACCAAAGGATCTCCGCCTAGATTAAAACTTGTGTTGAATATAATTGGTATCTTTGTAGCATCATAGAACGCTTTAATTAGATCATAATAATGAGGATTTTGATCACGTTTAACGGTCTGAATTCTACAAGTACCATCTACGTGAATTATTGAAGGAATTTTTTCTTCAATGCCTGGTTGACAATTTACCGCATACATCATATGTGGTGTTTCGTCCATGCCACGTAGATCGAACCATTCGTGTACGTGTTCATGAAGAATACTTCCAGCAAATGGTCTAAAGTATTCTCTATGTTTGACACGATTGACATGATCTTTTCCATCAGGGTCAGTCGGATCGTAAAGAATACTTCTATTTCCAAGGGCTCTTGGACCATTCTCGGAGCGACCTTGGAAAATCGTTACAATATTTCTTTCTTTAAGTAAATTTACTACATCATCGTTTGTAGCATCAATTACTTCAGCATTGTACTTTTCAACAACACTAGAAATATCTGAATCTGTATAATTATATTGAGGTCCTAGATACAAAGTATCTAATTTTTGAATTTCTGAACTTCCTTCTTGAGCATGCCAAAACATTAGTGCCGCGCCCATGGCAGTACCGGCATCATTTGAAATTGGCTCTACATAAATTTCAATACCTTCATCTTTTAGTGCTTCAAGATAGTAATAGTTAGCAACACAGTTTAAACCATATCCACCACTGATAACTACTTTTTTCTTGCCACTCATTTCAACTGCTTTACGAATAAGTTTAACTACTTGTTCTTGTGTTTGAGTCTGACAAGCGTATGCCATATCTCTTCTGCTTTGTAATAAAGTTACATCATCTTTTTCACTTTGGGGCCATTCATTTAAATCATTGTGTAATACAGCATTTACTCTCCCGCTGGCAGGATACAAAGGAACAATTAAGTTTCTATTACTAAATTCAGCATTACTTACTTTTTCAAATAGTGGAGGAATATTGTCGTTGGGTTTACCATATGGAAATAATCCCATAGTTTTTCCTGCTTCGATTGAACTCCATCCGCAATATTCAGTAACACCTTCATATGTTTTTACAATTCCAGCTCTATCAGTAAGCCATGCTTCGTGTGTTTCTCCTGGCTCTCCAAATTGTTCACTTGAAAGATTAGGAATATGGTTTGCTGAAATAGGCTCTTTTGTTCCATAGTGTTTGTATAATGTTTTAAACTCTCCTGGATAATCACAATCAACAATTGATTCAACTTCCCATACCCATATAGGAGTATTATCATATGCCATTTGTATAAATGTGCCGGCACCGTCAACAATTACACTAACAGCACTATCAAAACCAGAACGGAAGAAAGAACATGCCGAATGTAATTTATGATGCATATAACTTAGATCAACTACCTGAGGATGATTATGTAAGTCAATTCCTCTATTTTCAATGAGACCTAATTTACGTGCTATACCTGTATAAACATCGTCGCCTGTATAATCAACTTGACCTGCTGTATCTTTTAAACTTTGTGTATGTGCTACAACAAGGTAATCAATTTTATCTGTATACTCTAAAATTTTATACATCGAAGCATATGGGCCGCCATCATATTTTTGTCTAGTTAGTCGTTCTTCTTCAATTGAAAAAACAATTTCACCGTCTTTCATTAAACATACACCCGAGTTATGTCCACGGGCGATTGCCGCTATCCAACCTGTTTTTTTAAGTTCTTTCATTTTTGTTTCTTCCCTAGTACTGAATTAACAACATAGTCTTGAATAGCATCAGTCATTGTCATAATTGTTTCATGATGTCTATCAACTGCTTCATCCATTGTAATTCTGATAGGTGAATACTGCCTTTGGTCTTCACCAAAATCTAAAATATTCATATCTGGATCGTTTGGGTAAGAAACATTAACTGGATATGTTGAACCAATAATTACAGTAGACTTGGTTCCTACAATATGTGCTAGATGTTGTCCTACACTATCACAACCTAAGAAATGATCTGCTTGTTTAATTAAACCGGCCCATTGTCTGATGTTTAATCCTTCGGGAGATGCTACATCGTCTTTATAATTTTCACCTGTTAAATCTAATTTAAATTCACTCATTAAGATAACTCCAAAGTTTTTTGCTTGAAGTTTTTTTATAAGTGCTTTTAAATCTTTGTATTCAATACTACGTGAAGTTGGATCTAAAAACGATTCGTCAACATATTGAATACCTCTACCAAAAGGTTGAATAACAACAACCTTATCTTTTTTAAGTTTTTGTTTAACTTGTGAAACCATTTGTCGACCAGTAACAAGTTCTTCTTTACTTAGGCGCAACGTTGGCTTAGGTAAGTCTCTTACACCTTTGCCGTTAATTTCTATATCAAATGCTTGTGATAAACTGCACTGTTGATTATAGTATTCCCAAACTCGATACGGTTCAGTACTTACAATATCTCTATCTTTGAGTTTATCTTCGAATAAGTTTTTGTGCATAACGTCATATGATCTTTTATCTAATAACGGGTGTCCTTTAAAAATTTCACTTCCGCCTTCACATACAACAATAAAGTCTTTGTCTCCCGATTCTTCTTCATATTTTTCCAATGCGGGAATAGAGCAAATCATTCGGCCTGCTCCGCCATTTAAGAAAAATGCTTTTGATCTGTTTTCCATTTGTACTCCAAGAATTTAGGTCCGATGCTAATATATATTTTAATATAAAAGCACCAGACCTAGATCTGAGTCAAATGTTTACTGAAGTGTTGGTAAATCGCTTGGAAAAGGAATTTTCCAATGTTTGATATCAGCGTATTTGGTTGGGATAGAACGCAACCAAGCTACATGAGCTCTAAGAGCAGTGTCTTCCTCGGTAGTATACTCTGTATCCGGGCTGTCAAGATTTTCTTCGGTGACATCTGCTTGATAGGCAAACTGCGCCATTGTTTCTTCACGTGTGTTAGCGTGAGTTCTAAATTGTGGTCCACTAAATGTTTCAGCATCTGGATCCCAAACAACTGATTCATTAAAATGAACGTGGTTTAAAATACCGTTTTCGCCATATGTATGAGTCCAAGTCCAAGTATCACCGTCAGCATCAGTACAATCTTCTTCATAAGTTGGGACTTCTGGATGCGTATAGCAGTGAGTAAAGTAAGCGGCAATCAATGGATGATCAGCTGCACGTACCTTAATATGATAGTGTCCATCTTCAATTTGGTGTTCAAAATGAAGATCTGCTTCTGTCTCGCCTTCAGACTCTAAATTTCTAACTTTATTTGTGCCATTTTCAACACAAAAGCACAGCCATTTGGGACCATCGTATCTAATCTCTACCGTGTTGTTGTTGGCGGTAGTTGTAACGTATGGCTCATCTGGCATAGTAAATGTAAATGTTTTAATCATGTTCTATCCTCTACATTATTTATGTTACGTTTCAATAAAGCGGATTCTTATACCGCCGTGGCCACCTCTTACACCGTGATCTCTCACGTTTGGACAAGGTGTTGGTGGAATACCACCTGATCCGATTGGTTGATATGGAAAACAACCGTTCATATTATAACAACCACATGCTCTATTTGAACGCCAGCAATAGTTAAATGGAATACCTCTAGTTGGCGATTTACTTAGTGCGTTAACCGCCTGTACCATTTGCTTTCTTCCTTGGCCTGACCAAAGAGAGTGAGCATTATCATTTTCAGTTCTATATGTAGCATGGCTTCCAGCACCGCAAGTAAACAAGTTTGCTGGTAACGGAATACTGTAATAAAATTGACATGGACATCTTGGGTGACAACCAAAGAAGTGTGAACACCCTACTTGGCCACAACAGTTTACGTCGCCGCCGTAACCACAAGCAATCCAACCTGTGCCATTAGCACAGTAGTTACAAGCAATACCACAGTTATCACCTGTAGTACGTGTAACACAAAAACCGTTTGCTCTGTAACAGCAGTATCCTGATGGTGTAGTTGAACAAATACTCACTCCGCCTTTACCACCTTGAGCACACAAACATCCGTTTGTTGTAACTCCGTCGCTATCGGCAAGTCCGTTCCAACAAATTCCTGTTGGTTCAGAACAGCCTCTAAAACATAAATCATCTGAGTTACCGCAACTAAATCCTACATTGCCTGTAATTACTTGACCTGCTGTCATTGTAATACATTTTCTAGAATATGCTCCAGCATTTCCTGGGAGACCGAATCCACAACAGCACATTTCTGCTCCAGATCCTCCTGCTCCCCATGCTTCAATCATAACGCAACCATCTGCTGGTGCTATCCAACAAATACCCTGTCTAAAGAATTGATACATGGTTCCAGGGCTAAAAACATAGACTTTACCCTTATTCAGATTTTCTTCTACTCTTTCGGAAGATCTTTCTGTTAATAGTCCTTTAAGTGATATTGCCATGCCTATTCATCCTTAATAAATTTAATTCTTAAAGCACCGTGTCCGCCACGCCAAGCATGATCTCTCACGTCTGGACATGGATGTGGTGGGCCACCTGGGTGACCTGCTGGACTAAAGGAAATACATCCTTGGTGGTTATAACAGCCACAACTTCTTGATCCGTTATAACAAATTTGTTCGCCCCACATACCTTCTCTTGATTGGCGTCCCATTAATCCTAGTACGCCAACAAACTGAAACTGACCAGCACTACCTGAGTGTCTAGTATAACCAGCATCAGCGTCATTTGTTACTGTAACTTCGCCGCCTTCACATGTATGATAGCCTGGTGGTGTAGCAAAGTGATAATAGAAACAACAAGGACACATTGGGCGACATCCAAAGAATGATGCTCTACTAAATCCGCCTCTTAAATTAATGTCTCCTCCGAACGCATCAGCACAACAATCAGAGGTGCCTGGTCCATAGTTACATACAATTCCACAGTTTTCATTAGCAGTTTTTGTAGCACAGAAATTAGCATTTCTAAAACAGCAATATAATGATGTACCTGTCGAACAGTAAGAAGTTCCGCCTCTACCGCCTTGAGCACACATACATCCTGTCGTTCCATTACACTGGAAAGTTATACATGTTGCTTGTGAACGTCCTCTAAAACATAAAGAGTCTGCGTTACCGCAACTAAAACCAACCGTGCCTGTAACATTACAACCTGCTAGTACTTGAATTGTTTTTTTCGAATATGCTCCTGGATTGCCTGGTAATCCTCCACCACAGCAACACATTTTTGCTCCACTGCCGCCTGCGCCCCATATTTCAATAACTGCTGTTCCGTCAGCTGGAGCAATCCAGCAAATTCCTGTATGGAAGTTTGTATAGTTATTTGATGGAGCATAAACCCAAATTTGACCTTGTTCAAGATTAGTCTCTTCTTGAGCAACAAAATCCAATCTATCTTGTAATAAACCTCTTAGTGTTGCCATGATCTAATCCTCTATAAACCTAATTCTAATTGCGCCGTCGCCACCTTTACGTCCATGGTCACGCACCTGTGGACATGGAAACGGTCCCATTCCTGGGTGACCAATTGGTACGTGGCTCGAACAGCCTTCGTTGTTATAACATCCACAACCTTTACCAGCACCCCAACAGTATGCCCACGGAGTACCTTTTTCTGGAGTTCTTGACAGAGCATTTAGCGCATAAATGTGTTGATGCATTCCGTGTCCTGACCATTGTGAAAATCCGTTGTTGTTTTCTGTATTAAATGTAACTACTCCTCCGCACTTAGCAAACTGTCCAGGGGGAACAGCTAAATGCCAGTGGAAGTAACATGGACAACTTGGATGGCATCCAAAGAAACTAACACAAGAGAAACAACCTCCCATGTTAATATCACCGCCATACGCACAAGCATGCCAATCGCTTTCTCTATAGTTACACACAATTCCGCAATGATTATTATTTGTTCTTGTTACACAGAAACTGTTTGCTCTAAAACAGCAGTATCCTGATGGTGTAGTTGAACAAATACTTGTTCCGCCTCTACCACCTTGAGCACACATACATCCGCCTGTGCCTGAATTTCCTCTCCAACATAAACATGTTGCTTGTGAACAACCTCTAAAACATAAATCGTCTGCGTTACCGCAAGGTTTGCCTACATAACCGCATATATAGCAACCTGCTTGTATTGAAATAGTTTTCTTTGCGTAAGCTCCTGGGTTTCCTGGAAGACCGAAACCGCAACAGCACATTTCAGCACCTGAACCACCAGCTCCCCAAATCTCAATAACTGCTGTACCGTTGGCAGGGGCAATCCAACAAATCCCTTGGCAGAAATTGTTATAGTCAGTCCCAGGTGTATATGAGTAGATGTGACCTCTTTCAAGGTTTTCTTCATCAACTGGATATAATGCCTGATCCTTTGAAGTAAGTAGTTCTTTTAGTGTTGCCATCTAACTATCCTTTAATCTTATGATCCAGCAATTACCCAACCATAATTTGAACCAGTATACGTTAATGTTACTACTGATCCAGTAACGTTAATAACCAAGTCTTCGTTTAATCCATTGATCTTTGACCCGTTACGTGCGATGGTAAGGTTATTTGTTGCCATCGACGCACCTACGTCAATAAATTGAATAGTGTCATTTAAAAGCAGTGAACTGTTCGCAGGTAATGTAATTGTGAACCCTGCGCCTGAAGTATCTGCTAGAATTCTATCATTGACACTTGCGTTAAAAGTTGTAGAAACTTCTCGGATTGTTACTCCTGCTGTTCCTGTTGTTGTTATGTATCTTCCCATTGATATCCCCTGATGCTAGTATTTATACACTTGAAGTCTCAATACCCATCGCAACCGCACTTACGTTCGGATTTGTTGAGTAAACTACAAGAATTTTACCGGCGTCCATTACTATACCAGTGCGTTCTAGTACGCCGTGTCCTAAAAGCTCTGTGTCATATTCAATCCATTCAGCGTTTGTTGGTGTTGCCGCGGCTGCCACTGCTACCCTAACATTAGTTGCTTGGTTTCCCCTATTACACAGAGATAAACTTACCACAGTAAAAGTGTCTACTGGCACAGTATAAACTGATGTCAGTGTTGCAGCACTTAAATCTGAGGCTCCTAATCTTCCATTTGCCATTTATTTTTCTCCATTATCCATGTAAAAACATGTTCATTGCTATTGGTACACCTGTTACACCTTCTTTGAAGTTCATTTTACCTTGAACTGAAAGCTCTAAACCGTTGGTAGTAGTAATATAATTATCAGCTACAAACACTTGGCCTGCGGTAAGTGTATTTACGTTCAAAGTCGAAGATCCTGAACCAATTTGGGAAGCAATATAGGCTTTAATTGCTCTCTGTGTTGGTACAATACTATCTGAATCTTGTGTAAAGAATGGATCTGTACTAAATTCATTAATGGCTGCACCACCAGTACCTAATTCAACACTACCTAATTGTAGTTCTTGTAGACCAGCAATATTAAACGCATCAGCGTTTAGAGTTGCTGTACCAGTGGCTTGTTCAACTGTAAACAAGTCACCAACTCTAAAGTTACCATCCTGGTCAGTAGATGTAAAGAATACTCTACCACCGCCCTTCTCGATAGTTTCACTATCTGGTTCTGGATCCTGTAAAGGAATTCCAGGATAGTTTGTATTTGTAAAGTTTCCTGTACCAATATCTAGGAAATCGTGTCCTGTTAAACGACATTGACTATATCTAATTCTAATTTCAAACGTATCAGCGTGTTCGGGCGCATCACTAATTTCAACAATTGGACTTAGTTGTAATCTTGCGCTATATGGAGCGGTAACTGTTCCGTCATTTAATTCTGTACCTAAAATTTGTGTTACTGTAACTAGTTTGTAGTAATTTCCAGGCAAACTAGCAAACTCTACGTTTGATCCTGGAGTTGGTAATCTATTAAGGTTATTAACTTTTACATAACTGCCTGCTTGATAGTAGTCACCATATCCATCACCTGTAATAGTAACAGTAGCAACATCCCATGAAGTACCTCTGTTAACAAAGCCTGGATTACCTAATGCTCCATCTCCAACTCTAATTTCGAAAGGAGCATCGTAAACATTAGTAGCATCTGTAATTGTTACAACAGGTAAACTTAATGGATCGTATCCTGAACCAGGATCAACCATTCTAATTGTTTGTATTTGTCCATCTTCTACTTTTGCTCTTGCTTCTGCTCTAGCACCTGCTTTAAGTTTTACATCAGTTCCTGCTGAATTCAACATATAGAACTGAGGATCGTAATTTACATTACTAAACACTGGTTTTCCATTACCTGTAGCACCAGCTAAACTTGAATTAGTTGTCCAATCTAGTCCGTACTTAGAATAATGATAGGTGTCGGTGGCATTCTCTACTACAACAAATGTTCCTTGTCCGTATGAAATATATCTAGTTGCTGTACCACTTCCAACGACATCTCCTGCTACAAGATTAGTTTTATCAACCATTGTAAATGTAATGCCTGTATCTGAAACAGCAACAAATCTTCCATTACCATAAGCAATATCTGTTAACACAGGGCTTACTGCTCCTGATACTGTTAAACCTAACCAAGTAATACCATCTGTACTATATGCCGCTGAACCACTAGCACTTACAGCAACAAATATTCCTTGGCCAAAAGCAACAGCTCTCCAGTTTGTATCAGTTCCAATAGTTCCGCCAGCGTTTGCCCAAAGTGTTCCATCGTTTGAAATAACTGGAATATTGCTATCCGATCTTACAAGAACAAATTTTCCGTTTCCATAAACAACTGACTCATAAGCACTCGATTGAGGCGTTGTTGCCGCTGTCCATGTTACTCCGCCGTCATCGCTATATGCGGCATCATTTGTACCTGTTGCTACCGCTACAAATCTTACGGTACCAGTTTCCTCATCACCTTCAAGCCCTGCGGCTACCGCATTCCATGATGCTGAACTAGGTAATGTTGAATTATTCCATTCGCCATCTGCTCCTGTGTATCTAGCGTTGGTAGTTGTACCTGTAGAAACACCTACAATACGTCCACCAAATCCTTCGCCTTCGAAACTAAATGTATCAATAATATCAAAGTCAGGATCGGCATCTCTTACATTTGTAACAGTAACCGTTAAATCGTTAGCTGGTGTTAATCCACCAAATGTTGTACCTGGAATAGTAAATGTATCACCAACTGCGTATCCAGTTCCGCCTGCTGTCATAGTGACATAATACTTGAAACCGTACATAACAAAATCAAATGTAGCGTCACCATTACCGGCAGCGGCCCAAGTATAAGAACTTGTTGTTCTTACAGGATGATATACTGCTGATTCTAATGACTGCGAGGCAGATGTTGATGTTACAACATGTGTCGGTGCCGCAATTTGAATTCTTGGTTCAATCAAGTATAAACTTGAAGGATCTGGAGACACAATAGCTTCTCCAGGAACAGCATGATCCCATCCCGGAGTTCCGTTTTCTTTGTAAATGTCTGCTACTTTAGATCCAGCATTATAACTGTTAATGATTCCTGTTTGTCCTGTTCCTAAACCTGAATTAATAAAGATTCTAGCACCAACATAGTCAGCACTCTGAGCACTGTCTGTTGCTGATAGTGTAATACTTGTTGTTGTGCCACCTTGTGCTACGTTTTCAACTTGTAAATATTCACTACCACCAAATTGTCCTGAACTATCATTTAGATCTAGCATTCTAATTTGGAAAACAGCCTCATCTCTCCTTTCATCATCAGCAACTTCGACATTAATACCTGCGCCGTTAAATGTATAAGTAGCATTCTGATACTTGTTACCAGCATTTGCGTATTCAACACGCCAAATTTTATTGTTAGCATCAGTAACAACTGTACCAGCCGCATTAAAGTCTCTGTTATCAACAGTACCTGTAACAGGTGTTTCAGTTGAATCAACTCCTTCTGATACACAACCAAATGTACCATAAGATGAGTTACCGTTTGTAGCACGAATCTTACCGCCGTTTTCTGCTAGATATCCAATGTGTCCGTAGTATGAGAACACGGAAACAAGTTCTGTTCTACCTAAGTTAGTACACCATACACCAATACCATCACTTAGTACTTGTGTAAAGTCGTTAGCAACAATAGAATCGTTACCACCTGCGTGTAAGTCGCCATCGATTTTACAGCCTACACATCCTGTACCAAAAGTAGTTACGTTTTGTACATAACATGATTTATTTGTAACCCATACTCTGGTATCGTTTGGACCCCAACCTGGATCAAGTGAAACATAAGCGCCTGCGCTTGGACGTCTTGTTCCATATGCGTTTGCAGCTCCTAGTGTACCGGTTAAACCTTGAACAGTTTGATTTCTAATGCCTGTACCATTTCTAACTAGATACATGTTTTCTGCTGTGCTACCACGTACACTGTTTACATATAAATGTGCCGCTTCTAGTGTTTTGTAATTTCCTGTAAAGAATAAATCATAGTAAAAAGCATCAATATATGTTCTTACATCTCTAGCACATGATGCTGTATTGTATGTGTAAGAAGGATATGTTTGAGCAATGTATTCTAATGTTTCAGCAACAGCAAACTCTTTATTTAGATATAAAAGCGTTGCGGCTGCCAATCTATCATAATCATCAACGGTATTATTCTGTCCTGTCATTGTAGGAGCAGACCCGTTGCCGTTTAGATAAAAATCTATGTAATCAATTGCGTTATCTAACAATCCTTGAACTAGTGTTCCTTCTGTTGCTGTAGCATACGGTCTTGCTATAACTTGCTGTACACCACTTTGAAGTTCAGTTACATCTACACCTTGAACAACGTTGTTTAACAGTGTTTTCAAAAATGCTAGAGCATCTAAACTATATGGAACATCTGATGAATTTACTAAACTTCCTGCTGGTCTAACATTGGTTGAACGAAGTTCATCTCCAACAATAGCAGTTTCTACAGGAACTTTAATCGGTAATACTTCGTAAAATACACCTGTTTTTACTAAAATAGTTCGTTGTGGTTTTACTGCCGCTGGTATTCCACCTACCACTCCTGCTGTAATAGCGTCTGTGATAATTGGTAACAGTGAAGTAATTTCTGTTGAAGCAGTAGCTTCTGCTTCGTATGATAAATCAATTTGTTGTAATACAGGATTGGCAACCCCATTAGTTGTTTGGTAGTTTACTGCTGGGCCTGCGTTTAAAAATACTGCTTGTTTTAGAACATCATTAATAGCATATTGAATAGCGGCTACTGTTTCTGCTTCTTGGCCTGCTGTATAAAATGCCGACGCATTGTTTACATATTCAAGGGCGGCTTCTCTTGACTTTACATTACCGCCATGACTAAAATCATACGCTAACGCATCAAGAATCAATCCAATATCTCTTACACACTTGTCTTTATTGTATGTAAACCCTGTTGTAAATGGAGCAATGTTATTTGTAATTTGGTAGTCAATCCACTCGCCAGTTTCAGCTTGAATAAATTGTCTATTAATCTTTAACAAATGTTTTGCGTTAGGATTTCTTGGACCATTTTCCAATTGTTCTGCGGCATAACGAATTGTTCTCCAAGGCCTGTCACTAGTACTACCATAACTTGGTGCCGGAGAATCAACACCTTCAAATCCAACATAATATAGTTGATCAATTTCGCCCCAGTATTTCCATTCAGGAACACCTGTTGAGCTAACAACTAGTGTTTGACCTTCATCACCTGCGGCAAGTCTTGTAGGACCTGCTCCACTGTAAACTAACATGTCGCCAGTTGTTGTTAATACATTATTTTCGTCACCGGCGGCTAATAAGTTCCAATAAGTTCCGCTTAAATCTTGATCTGGTCTGCTATCTAACGATCCTTGTGATAATGTACTATCGCTATCTTCTTGTGAATGATGAGAAAGTACACAAACAAAACTGCTGTTTCCGTAACGTACTACATCACCTAATACGTAATCATAATCATCTAACCATTGGCCTAACCAACGGAAGCCACTGTTTAATCTTTCCCAATATGTAGTGTTTGGCGGTTTAGCCGCTACAACAACTGACATACTTCCTGAAGCTGTTGGAACTTCAAATAATGCTCCACCTTGTTCAGCACTAATAGTAAATTCCGTTCCTGACAGAATTGTATTAATGTAATAAGTTACACCTGTTTGTACTCCGCCAAATACTGATCCTGTAAAGTTTACAGCCATTCCAACAGTTATATCTGCTGTTGTTGTACAAGTAAACGCATCTGTTCCTGATGCTGTTGCTGTAACTGTTGCTGGTAGTGACGGACTATCTGCTATTGCTAGATAGGTATATCCATTTACTCTAACAACATCGCCTACTTTATAATCAGTTCCAATTGACCAATCGTTTTGTAATTTAAATCCTGTTTGATAAAGATCCCAATTTGCGTTTCCGTTTGTTGGATCTGTAGGTTTAATTCCTGAATGGTTTGTTGTAGCAATATAAGCATAACCACCATAAGTTACAACATCACCTGGTTGATAAACTGTTGAAACATTCCAACTATTATCAAATTCAAATCCTTCAACAAACTGTGCCCAGTAACCTGAATCCTCATCTTGTTCAAAAGTTCTAGAACCACTAGTTTGGTGTTTTGCTAAACAAATCCAAAGACCGGCACCGTACTTAACAACATCATTAACTTTATAATTAATACCTGCTGAATTATCCCAATCTTCTTTATATTCAATACCTTGATTAAAGTAATCCCATTTAGATTGATCTGCTTCTAGTCCAGCAATAAAATCTGCTCCGGCTGTGTGACCTTCATTACAAATGTAAGTCGTTCCGCCGAATTTTACAACATCATTAATTTTATATCTTGTTGATGGTGTCCAATCACCCTTCCAATCAAATCCTTCTGTATAAAGATCCCAATAAGCAAAGTGTTCTCTTACACCTGGAGTTACAAGTCCTAGACCTTCAAGTCCGTATGTAGCATCTGAAGCAGAAGTGTAACCTGTATTACAAAGATAAACATTACCACCGTACTTTACAGTGTCATTAATTTTATATCTAAAATTTGGTTGCCAATCGCCTTGCCAATCATATGATTCAGCAAATAAATCCCATTTTGAAAGTGTACTGTCAAGGCCAGCTTTTGTGTAATCTACTTCAAGTCCAAGAGCATCAGTAGCCGCTGATGTATGGCCAATCAAACAGAGGTAAACATTACCTCCGTATTTTACTAAATCGTTTTTATAATAGACAACATTGTTATCCCAATCGCCGCGCCATTGTTGGCCGTCGCCCATTAAGTTCCATTTAGGTGGAACATAATCAGCATCTACGTTAAAATCAGGATCTGCTGTGTGACTAATCGTACATACAAAAGTTTTACCTCCTACACGTACAACATCATCTTTGACGTATTGAGTCCCTGCGACCCATTCGCCTTTCCAAATAAATTTAATTCGTCCTAATCTAAACTCAGCCATTTAATACTCCGATTATCTTTGAAGCTACTGTATTTATACGTAATCTTAATATGTACATTTTATGCCATATCCCTTATATCTACATCACTTGCTTCACCGCTACTGAAGCTATCGCAGAAGAATGAATGTGCTAATAGCCATCCGTCGATTCCGCCTGTTATATTTGCTACAGTTTGTATCTCAACTTCTTCGTTAAGCACACTGTATATTTTATTTGGACCACCAAGTGCTACAGTACCAGCTACAATAGTACCAGTTGCAGCGTTAGATCCACCGCCTGAAATACGTCTTTCAATATATGCTTTAATTGCTTTTTGTGTTGGAACTACGTTATTCGAATCAGCGGCAAAAGTAGCATCTGTGCTAAATTCTCTAATTACAACCCCAGTTCCTCCAACTTGAATACCACCCAATGATAGTTCCGATAAACCTTGTAAATCAAAGTAATCAGCACTAATTGTTACAATACCAGTTGCCTGTTCAACAGCAAAAAGTTCACCAACTCTAAAGTTACCATCTTGGTCTGTTGAAGCATAAAATACTCGACCGCCACCTAAGAAGTTAACTTCGTTAAATGGTGCTAAGTTGGTTAAATCTGTATTTGGATATTGTGTTTCTTCAAAATTACCAGTTCCGATTTCCAAGAAATCGTGTCCAGTTAAACGTACCTGAGAATATTTTTCTCTAATTTCAATATCAAGTCCATGGTCAGGTCCTGTTTCTCTATTAAATTCTGGACTTACTGTAAGATATGCTTGGAACCTAACTGGATTTCCTGATGATGTAACATTTGTAACTGTAAGTACTTTGTAAATTTCTTCATCAGTACCATCATTAGCTCTAGCAGTATCTAGATCATCAAGAGCGGCAAAGAACTGTCCGCCTGCTCCAAGAGCATCAGTTGCTTGTAAAGGATAACCTGATCTTATTTTCCATGTAATACCATCAGATGATGTAGCAATTACATTTGAACTTGAACTTGCCGCCATAAATCTGTTATTACTAAATGTAAGTTTGTCCCAGTCTGCTGTTGATGGTAATGTTCCTTGTTGCCAACTATTACCGCTATCACTAGTAACATAACAATAATTTGTATTATCACCAGTAACAACAAATTTATTTCCACCAAATACAATTTTTGACCAATCACCTGATGCTGGAAGTTGTCCAGCTGTCCAAGTTAAGCCATCGCTTGATTCAGCAAATACATCTGTTCCTCTTTGAACAATAATAAATTTTGAATTACCAAATGCTACTGACTGCCAGTTAGCACTTGTACCTAAACTTTCTCCAGTCCATGTTGCGCCGTCATCTTTACTAACTGCCGCAACACCTGAATTGTGTCCAACAGCAACAAAAGTTCCTGATCCAAATGCTACATCTTTATAGAACGCATAAGGTACAGTAACATCATTCCATGTTACTCCTCCGTCTGTTGAGTATGCCGCGTTTGATCCGCCGTTAGCAAAAATAACAAAATTATCTGTGCCGTACTCAATTGCTGTCCACGGCTGAGAAGTAGGAGTAGTTCCTCCAGTGCTCCAATCAAGTCCATTTGTGCTATAAATTGTTGTATCTGTTTGACCAATAGCAACAAATCTACTTGATCCCCAAGCCATGTCTCTCCATGTTGCTGATACTGACTGTGATCCGGTATTCCATAAAATTCTATCAAGAACTAAGTTAGCACCTGTTCTTGGTACTCGTGTTAATTCTGTTAAGTAAATTGTTTTACCTAATGGATAAATGTCTGCGAAACCATCGCCTGACACAGTTACTTTTGTAGTAGATGATTTATATCCTGTTCCTCTATTAACAAACGTTGGGTTTGCTAAAACACCATTTCCCATTCTTAATTGGTAGTTTGGTAGCTCAGTAATATTAGGATCAGTAAATGTTAATGTTGGAGCAGACGTATAACCAGATCCTGGTTCCCATATCTTAAAGTTTTCTAATTGGCTTCCTTTAATAACAACTCTACCTTTAGCTCTCGCTCCTGTGTTAATTCTTAGAACGGTCTGTGTTGTACTATCGTCAAACACATACCAAGTATTATCATATAATACACCAACAGTTTGAGGATTATTAAAACCTGTTTGTAATTCTGACCAAACAAATCCGCCATCACTGAAAGCAATCCTTCCTTCGTTTCCGCCAGTAACACTAAATGCCATAAACACACCTTGACCATACTTAACTCTACTGAAATTAGAATCAAATGGTAATTCTGTTAGATACCAATTTGTTCCATCTAAACTGTATGCCACCGCTTCTCTGTCACTCGATACAGCAACAAATCTTCCGTTACCGTAAGTAATATCACTCCACATTGGTTGTGTTGAATCTTGAAATCCTGGAATTGTCGCGGTAGACCATGTTAGTGTACTATCATCAGCTACTGCTACAGTATTTGTATCACTAGCAATAGCAACAAATTTTCCACTACCGTGTGCTATACCTGCCCATGTTGCTGAGGATGGCAATGTTGTAGAAGTCCAACTAACTCCGTTATCTGTACTGTACATTGCTCCGGTTCCAGCATTTTCAATTGCTACAAATTTTCCATTACCGTATGCTAATCCAACATGGTCAGCAGGTCCTGGTTTATTTTGTTGTGTCCATCCTTGCCCATCTTGGCTATGATGAACTTCATCGCCGTTACCGATAGCAACAAACCAACCGTTACCGTATGCTATTCTCCTAGCAGTCCATGTTCCTGATAGTTGTGTGTCAGTCCAAGTCGTGCCATCATATGCTGTTACATCTCTAGTATCCGCTATAGCAACCAATACATCGCCGCCGACAACAGCGTCAACCCAAGGAAATTGTGCCGCAATTGAAAGTGAACTATCTGTAGTAGTTGGCGGTGGACTAAATGTCACACGAGGCTCAATTCTATAAACAGTACTAGGTGTTAGTACTGCTTCAATTGGTGTCCCTTCATTAATGTGTCCCCAACCCGGTTCACCAGTAATTTCATTTGAAACTGTAATAGTTTTACTTGCCAGTGTATAGCCTGTAATATATCCGTATTGTCCTACGCCTGTGCCTGATGTAATAATAATTCTACATCCTTCGTACACACTAATATCATTATCATCGTTACTAGCAATTTGAATACTATAAGCATCACCGCCTTGAGCGTTGTTACCTATATTAATCATACCTTGACCGCCTAGTGTGCCAGTTGAGTCAGCAGGGTCTTGTAATCTTAAATTAAAGAGGCCACCGTTTCTAATTTCATTACCGACAACACTTGCTCCTGAACCCGAACCTACAATATTAAAGTTTGCTGAAGAATATTCTTCACCAGCATGTTCGTATTCCATTCTAAGGATTTCGTTTCCTTGCTCTCCAACAAATGCGCTATAGACAATCGCTTCTTGATTTCTGTTGTCAAGTACAGCACTAATCGGAGATTCGTCAACATCAACGCCTTCAGCCACACATCCATAATCACCATACGATGAGTTACCATTTGTAGCTCGAATCTTTCCGCCATTTTCTGACAAATAACCAATATGAGCATAATAAGAGAACACAGAAACAAGTTCTGTTAATCCTTTATTTGTACACCATACACCAATTCCATCTGAACAAACTTGAGTAAAGTCATTAGCAACAATAGATCTATTGCCGCCATCATGTAATGACCCATCAATCTTTAATCCTATACAGCCTGTACCAAATGTTGTTACGTTTTGTACATAGCATGATTTATTAATAATCCATACATCACTATCAGTTGGTCCGTCACCTGGATCTAGTGAAACATAGGCTCCTCCATCAGGTCTTCTTGTGAGGTATTCGTTTAGATCTCCCAAGGTGCCTACTTTACCTCGTAGAGTCATATTTCTTATTCCTGTTCCGTTGTTAACATGAAACATATCTGTTTTTCTATAATCTAACGGATCAGGAACTGTTGGCCAATTTGTTACTTGATCATCTGGTATATTAGGATTATATACCGGATTAACCTTAACATTATCAGGATCAATTAAAGGCTCAACTACAGTACTTCTTAATTCTTCGCCAACTACTGCTACATCTCTTGGAACTTTAATTGGTAGTATTTCTTTATAAACACCAACCTTGATAAAAATTGTGGCAGGTGCTCTATTAGCCCAATCTGCCGCAATATAATCACACGCATACTTGATTGTTCTAAAAGGTGTTTCTATATTTTGACCTTGTGTTAATGAGTCAATACCGTCTGTGCCTACATAAAACGTTTTTTGTCCTTCGTTAAACAATGCCCAAGAAGGCTCACCATCGGAATTTATTTGTACAACATTACCTTTTGAACCCACCGGAACTCTTTTTGCTCCGATAGTCGAACCGTCTTCGGTTAAGCCAAAAGTTTTAATATCGCCTTTATATCTTAATCTATTTCCTGGGTCGCCAATGATTAATGTTGTCCAGTAATTTTCATCATAGTCGTTATCTGGTCTACGATTTAAAGTTGATAAATGCTGTTGGACACATCTATATGTTATTCCGTCAAAGATAATTACATCGCCGATAGCATAATCTTTTGCGTCTAACCACTCTTTCTGATATTTTTCTCCAGGAATAACTAGTTCCCAATCTAAAGGATTATTATTAGGATCAGTGGTGTTATCGCGGATAGCAACATAAACTTGACCTTGACGTCTTACAACATCACCAACAAGGTATGTACCTAGTGTATCCCATTCTCCGCCATCAACTACTCTGTAACCGTAATTTAAAAGTTTCCAATCTCCAATAGTACTGTCTTCACTTTGTTGACTAGGAACAGAATTAATATTATTTCTATTTGCTGAGTAGATATATCCACCGTATCTTACAATGTCACCAAGTTGATAATTTGTTCCAGCTTCCCATTGGTCTTCTTCGAATTCTAATCCAGGAACCCAAACTTGCCAATCTAGTGTGTCATCAAACTCATCACCTGAAGTATGTCCTCTGATAGCAATCCATAAACTAGCTCCATATTTTACAATATCTCTAAGTTTATATCTTGTACCTGGAACAGGTGGTATTGCGGTTGACTCAGATGGCGTCCAGTCTCCAACGTAATTGACATTATCAAACAATAAGTCCCATTTGTTTTGATCATATTCTAATCCAGATGCTAAATCTGGTGCTGAAGTGTGAGCAGTATTACATCTATATGTAATCGCACCGTACCTAACAACATCATTCTCAATATATTTTGTAGAAACTGTCCATTGGTTTTGCCATCTGTCATTTTCAAAAACAATTTCCCAAGATAGTCTGTTAGACTCAAGACCGTTTGTAGCATCGCCTGCTGTATGAGCTACAATGGCTCTGTATACAATGCCGCCATATATAACCATATCTCCTACACTGTAGAAAGTTTGTGGTATCCATTCACCTTTCCACATGTCTTGGAAAGAGTGAACTCGCCAATACGTATTTTGATTTGATTCTAATCTTGTTCCTGATGTGTGTTCTTTTATACAAATATAAACAACACCGTTATATTTTACAATGTTTCCTAAATTGTAAAGAACTGTAGGTTGCCAATCACCTCTCCATGTTCGTCCATCTATTGTTAATTTCCAGAAAGGATCAGGTGTAGGTGGGATTGTTGTATTATCATCGTTAAGCAAGTCATCATAGAAATAATTTCTAGCCGTGTGCTTATCTAAACAGGTATAAATTTTTCCTGAATATTCAACAATATCATCTTTGGCATAGTCTCTACCAGCTTCCCATTCGCCAGTCCATCTAAACCTAATTCTACTTAGTGTAAACTCACCCATTTCAATCCCTATTTCATTTTATTTGTATATTTATAGCCCCGTAGGATAGTCATATCCTTCGTTGACACGTAAAGTTAAATTACCTTCATCATCAATATAATAGTAAACAGGTCTTGCGTCCCATCTATACTGCTCATATTTTAAATTTTTGTAAGTTAACTCATGATTAACATCTCTTCCTTCAAAAAAATCAACGCCTGCTTCAAACCCTTCATAGTTGTCTTCAGGCAATCCTGATTCGTTAATTGTTACACTTTGATCAGGCAACATTTGATCAATTCTTACAAAGAATAAATCTCCATCTTCGTCTCTTCTGATACCATAAAAATATCTTGGAACGCCGTCACCTAAAATATCTCCAGGACTAAAAGCACCTACATATGAATTACCAGCCATCTTTTATCTCCTATACAATCTCAACGTAACTAGATATAACATCGGCACCACCTTCGGTGTCGCACGTTGCGGTTAAAATATTACTTTCTGCTAAGACTAGTTTCTCGCCACCATTAACTACACGCAAACTCTGCCCTACTGGTATAACTACATCTTTAATGTAATAACCTTGAGAGCTAGATGAATCAGCAAGTTGAACACTTGCTTTAACTACGTGATCTGCTACGTTACAAATACTCAAACCAATAACAGTAATTCTACTTGTCTGTGTACTATCAGCAATAGTAGTTGGTGTAGTTCCTAGTCCGTTAATAACTTTATTTCTAAAAAATGTTGCCATATCTCTCTATCCAAATATTAAAGCGTTTCTAATTGACAGATCTTCTGCTTCTGTAATTGTTACACCGCCGCCTGCTCCAGCAACAGATATCCAAGTTGTTCCATTAAAGATCTCAACACGATTATCTGTTGTATTAAAACGAATCATTCCAGTTTCAGCAAGACCTCCACGTTCACTATCTTGTCCAGTTGGAATAACAAAACCGTTAGTACCATCAATTTTGAAGTAGCCATTAGCACCAGTTTGGGTAAAATTGGTAACACTATCGACTACAGTATTAGTTATCGTATTATCTTTGAAAGCAAAATTTCCTATTTTTGTGCTTCCTGTACCGTTAGGAGCAAATACAATGTCTTCATTTGTAGTAATTGTGCTAATTGTATTACCATCTACTTCAATGTCATCGACATTTAATAGGTTAGCAGTTAGTTGTTGCTGATCTAATGTTGCAGCTAGTGCTCCATTAACATAAAAACGTATAATATTGTCATTGGTTCCGGGATTTAGTTCAGCAGTTATATAAGTATTCTGATCTAAATCATAAACTCCGTCTAGTCTGCGCCAATTTGTACCATCGTATCCTTCATAACCATTAAAATCAGTATTAAATCTGATCATTCCAGCTTGGCCTGTAGGCTGTTGAAGTGTAGTTCCACTTGGAAGTATTATACTAGTTGTAGCATCAACTTCGACATTACCTGTTCCATTTGGTTGAAGTACTAGATCATCATTGTTTGTTGTACTAATAACATTACTATCAATTAAAACATCTTCTAGTTCAACTGATCCTGTTCCACTAGCAGTTAAAACTATTGAACCTGCTGTATTTTCTATTAGGTTTCCGCTAATTGTTAAATCAGAAGTTTCAAAAATACTTGCCGTAACAGTTCCTGATGCTGTTAAATTTGCTGTAGATGTCAATCCTAACACTTCAAGATTTTGATTTACTTGTAAGTTGTTTGAAGGTACAACAACTTTACCAGTACCAATAGCAAATAAATTCAAGTCGCTGTTTGTAGTTGTTGTTGAAATGTAGTTTGTTTCGATTCGAACATCGGCAAACTGAGCAAAGCCATCAATAGTAGCATCGCCGTTAACTATAATATCTCCATTAATAGTTGTCTGGCCTGTTTGAACTGTATTACCAGTATGTGTTAATATACCAGTAATGTTTGTGTCGTTTAGATTTGTAATACCATTAACATCTAAATCATTGTCGATCTGTACATCATTTTCTGGTACAAGTACAACGCCAGCACCGTTTGCTCTAAGTTCTAGGTTACTGTTACTTAAAGTTGTAGTAATTAAATTACCAGCTATTTCAATATCACCATTATTAATAATATCTGCTTGTAAATCATCTTCAACAGTAATGCCTGTTGCTGTAATATTCCCACCAATAACTAAATTCTGTGTAATTGTTACATCATTATTAGGAACAATCACTTGTCCTGTGCCTGCGGCACGTAATTCTAAGTCGGCGTTAGTTGTTGTTGTAGTAATGAAGTTAGTATTGATTTCTATTTCTTCAAACTGTGCTTTGTCATTAACAGTTAACTGACCGTTTAGTGTTGTTGTACCATTTGTTTGTACATAATTTCCAGTTTGTGTAATGTTACCATTAACAACAACCGAATTTGCTGTTAGAATATCAAGTGTTGTAGTACCTGATACATTTAAATCATTGTCAATCTGTACATCGTTGTTTGGTATTAAAACAGTTCCAGTTCCATTAGCTCTTAATTCTAGGTCACTGTTTGAATCAGTAGTTCTAATAACATTGTTATCTATTTCAATGTTACCATTACTAATTACCGGTGCGCTCAAAACTCCAGTAATATTAATGTCACTGGCAGTAATGTCACCGGTTACTGTAAGGTTTTGTCCAAATTCTACATTATTATTAGGAACAATTACACGACCAGTACCACTAGCACGTAATTCTAAATCACTATTACTAGTTTTTGTTGTGATATAGTTTGTTTCAATTAATAAATCTGGTAAATCAATAAATCCACTAGTAGTAAAATCGCCTGTTTGATTAAAAGCACCTGTTAGATTATAATTTCCAGTGTGTGCTGTATTGCCAACATGAGTTATTGTACCGTTAATAGTTGTATCGTTTAAACTTGTAATACCATCGACATTTAAATCGTTATCAATTTGTACATCATTGTTTGATATAAGTATTTCACCTGTGCCACTAGCACGTAGTTCTAAATCACTGTTTGATAGTGTAGTGGTTACAACATTGTTTTCAATTAAGATATCGCCGCTATCAAAAGCAGGAGCAATAATGCTTCCTGTAACACTAAGGTTACTTGTTACAATGCTTCCATTTACATCTAGGTCGTTATTAATTAATACATTGCTAGTTGGAAATACAACTTGGCCTGTTCCACTAGCACGTAATTCTAAATCACTATTTGATTCGGTTGTACTAATATAATTCGTGTCAATTTTAATATTATCTAACTGTAAATAACCATCAACACTTACATTTTCTGATACATTTAATGATCCTGTTTGTGTTACGTTACCAATAAATGTTGAATTTCCTGTTACATCAAATGTTCCTGTAACTGTTGTACTAGATAATGCTGTGTCTCCACTGACAGTAAGGTCTTGTGTTATTTGAGTTTGAACTGCGTCAAGTATTATGTTACCAGTACCGCTAGTTCTAAAAATAATTTCACTATTTGAAGCAGTATTTTCAATTACATTGCCACTAATAGTCAACTGATCTGTTGAAAAACTATCAGATACAATGTTACCTGTGTTAGTAATGCCTGTTGTAGTCGACGCACCTTGTACTGTAAGTGTATTTGCTATTTCAACATCATTATTAGCAATATCAATTATGCCGGTTCCTGCGGCATCAAGTTCTAAATTAGCATTACTTTCTGTCGAACGTATAACATTGCCAACAATTTCAATAGCATCTAGTTTTAAATCGCCGGCTGTAAACTCTCCGTCTACAGTTAATCCACCAGTTTGTACAACATCGCCTGTGATTGTTTGATCACCAGTTTGTGTAAGCGATCCATTTATTGTTGTATTTGTTAAAGTTGTGTTGCCTTGTACTGTAACGTCTTGATTAGCAACAACATCATTAAGGCCAATGTTAATAACACCGTTGCCTGCGGCTTCTAGATCTAAATTACTATTAGAATCAAGTGTTCTAATCTTGTTATTGTCTATTTCAATGTTTTCAGTAATTAATCTTGAAGTATAAACTGTATTCCACTGGTTTGTTGGACTACCTAAGTTGTAAGTATCATCAAGACTTGGAATAATATCTGAATCAACTTTAGCACTTAAGATAATATCACCAACAAGTACCAAGTTACCGCCAATATTTGCGTCTTGTGTAATATTCAAATCGCCAGTAACTGTAACATCACTGTTTAAATTTAATTGATTTGTATAAGGATTAACATTGATATCACCAGTTGTACTCGAAACTGTATTACCACTTAGACGTAAATTGCCAGTATCAATCCTAGTAGCATCAATGAATGTTGTGTTGCCGCCTGATGTAAATGTTAAACTGCCTGTAACATCAAGTTCGCTGTTTGAAAAACTTACTTCACCAGTTCTCTGATTAACATAAAAATTATCACCAACTCTAAAATCACCGCTTTGGTCAACAGTTGAATATAAAATTTTTGCTCTGTTTAGCTCTGTAATTTCGTTTGCTTGTACTACTTGTGTTTCATCATTTTCACTAGACTTGCCTGTACCAATATAAGCAAGGTTGTGTCCTATTAGATAAGCAATAACTCCATCGCCATCACCATAAACACCGTAATTACCATAAACGTTTGCTGATCCAATTGCTCTAACTTCAACACCAAAATCTGAATAGTTAGCAAAATCAATTTTACTTGCTGTACCACCGCTGGTTGTTCTAATATCTTGTGTTGTAATTCCGTCATCAACTATAACTGTTGTTCCGTCGAGACCATTAAAATGTAATAGCAATACAGTATTTGTATCACTTGTAAATGCCGCACCTGGTGCCGCAAAGTTACTAGTATATCTTGCTGAGTTTGAAACTCTAAAGTCGTCAAAATGGCCGCTAAGTTCATTTCCGCCATCATATCTTGAACCAATTGTTAATGGTTTTGATGTTCCGTAATCGTTTGAATCGGTATATGTTGATCCTACTTGGGTACCATTTACAAATAACTTTGTGCTACCGCTGGCTCTTGATAGAGCAACATGATACCATGTACCAGAACTTAGTGTACTTCCTATGATTCTATCTGCGCTATCAGTATAATATCGTATTTGACCGCCGTTTGAAACATATACTGTAGAAGCAATATCAGCAACAGCACCGTTTCTAAAATCAAATACTTGTTGTGTGCCTACCAAGCTGGTTAGATAAATCCAAGTTTCTACTGTAAAGTCACTGGTTCCAAATCCAAAGTCTGGCTGTGTTGAATAGCCTACATAATCACCAGTTCCGTCTAGCAATAAACTTGAAGTACCAAACTTTGCTTGTGCTGTATCTAGTTGAGCATCACCGTATGCTGTACCTGATTTGCCTGCTCTATCTTCAAGTGTTTCAAATCCTGTAACTTTACCATCAATGTTATAAAAATCACCGTTGATACTTTCAATAGTTCCTTGTGCTAGTACTGTTGTACCATCAACATCATAATAGGTTAGTGTGTCACTTACAGCGAAAGTACCGGTTGTGTTTAAAATCTTAATTCTTGTTTTACCATCGCCAGCAAAACCACTAGTACCACTAAGTAAATTCATACCTTTGTTTGCGTAGTAGGTAAACGAGTTCAACCATTCAACTCTAGTTCCGTCACTAGCAGTAATTGTATCAACACCCGGAGTAATAAATGTTGCTGAATGGAATAGCATACTTGCTTCATTGCTTGAAGCATCTGCTACACTACCATCAATCTTAGCACCTTTACCTGCGTCGCCTGCGTTAAATCCTAGAGGATCTTCTGGAGGATTAGTTCCTAATCTTACTGTGCTACCTTTTGTTGAAACTGTTACGTTTCTAATGTAAGGAGAACGGCTAGTTACCGTAATATTATTAGCAAAAACAAAACCATAACCAGTATCATTACCTGAATCATATTCAAAGTTTGCTACAGTTAAATCTTCAACAGTTGTTTCGCCGTTTAGTTCAAAAGCATTTTTGTTTCGTGTTGCCGCAGTTGGTTGAATAGTTACTGAACGCAGGCCTGTACCTCTTACAGTAACTCCTTGTGGAACTACTAAAGGAAAAGTTTCTGTGTATGTACCAGGATAAATCCAAACAGTATCACCTGCGGATGCTTGGCTTAGAGCAAAACTGACACTTTCTACAGGATCGTTTTGATGTGTTCCTGTATTGTTTAGGTCACTTCCGTTAACACTAACATAATAAGTATTACCAGGACGTGTTGCTAGATTAATACCGTCAATTACGATGTTTGCTGAAAATACAGCATCAGCATACAAGTTAACAGCCCATAGATCATTCCAGCGTGTGTTAGTCGAATCGCTAGGATCCTTACCAATAGTCCATCTGTCATTTTCTGATGGTATTAAATCACTGCCTATACTAGCATTAAAATTAATAATGTCACTGGTGCTGTCACCAAGACCGATAGTACCATCTGCTGTGATGTTTCCGTTGACGTGTAAGTTTCCGCCAACCAATAAATCTGATTGAATATCAACAATTCCTGTTCCGCTTGTTCGGAATTCTAAATCACTATTTGAAGTAGTAGTTTCGATAACATTATCGAAAATGCGCATACTATCAAATGTTAAATCATTGTTGATTATTACCGGTGATGTAAATGTAATATCACCAGCATCGTTTGAAATTGTGTTGTTTGAAATTGTAAAGTTTGAAAGGCTTACTGAATTAGTAACCTCTAAGTTAGTAGTACGTGTTGTGCCGTTGACTTGTAACTCGTGACTTGGTGTGCTGGTTTTAATTCCAACTCTACCATTGGTTACATCTAAATATAGAAGGTCATTCTCAAAAGCCAGATCTATGCCGTGACGCAATAGATTCGCCTTCAAGAGCGGACCTGAAATACGACCTAATTGGCTCAACTTCGCTCTCCTAACGTCCGAGTTCCACGGATAACCACCTTACATTGCGGGTTTACCACAGTTTGTAATTGTATTTAGTTGATTTGGAAATTATCCTAGTAGGATAGCCATGATATTTGATATGTCATCAATTTCGGCTTCTGATGCTGTAACACTAGAACCAGCCCATGTTGCCCATGTAGTTCCGTTCCAAACTTCTGGAGTTCCTTGCTGACTGTTATATCTAATTTCACCTACTTCAGGAGTTACTGGTCGTTGACTTGTGTCACCTGTAGGCATTACCAAGCCAGTTGTACTATTAAATTTAACATACCCATTTTGAGTTGTTTTTAATGTCATTGGATCAGTTGTATTTTGATTTTCAAAATCACCATCTCTAATAATATTATCGTCTAGTATAACATCGCCTGTACCATTAGGTATTAGATTTATATCATTGTTGTTTAAACTTGAAATAGTATTACCGTCAAATTTTACATTATCGACAGTAAGTCCTATAACATTAATTCCCCTCGAATCAATGTGACCTGTTTGAATATTGTTATTTTGAAAGTTAATAGTTTGATTATCTTTGAAAAATCTACTATCTGATACAGTAACATTTGTTCTTCTGTCTGCTGAATATACACCACCGAATGGTTTTACTCCAGACACATGACCTGTAAATTTATCAAGATCTGTATCAAATCTAATCATACCATCAATCAACGAAGACTGTGCTGTTGTTCCTTTAGGCAATATGAATTCACTACTGCTTACATCTAAATTACCAGTTGGACTCAATACAACATCTTGATTTGCTTGTTTTGATTTAATAACATTATCATCAAATACAATGTCATCTGCTTGAATTTCAGTAGAAGCACGTAAATGAACATTACTGTTACTTACAGTTGTAGAAATAGTATTTCCACTAATTCTTAAATCATCCGAAGTTTGGAAAGTTGTTGCTTGAAGTGTGCCAAAAACATTTACATTCGTTGCTGTAAAATCTCCAAGTATATCTACATCTAAATTTGCTCGAGCATCTTCAAAGATTACTTTACCATTTCCGTCAGCTCTTAATTCTAGGTCACTATTTGATTCTGTGGTTTGTATTACATTGTTTAAGATTTGTATGTTAGAAAATATTGGATTTCCACTAGTTACAAAATTTTGAGTAGTTTTAATAGCACCATTATTTGTATAGTTTCCAGTGTGTACAGCATTACCTGTATGTGTTAATATTCCTGTTATATTTGTGTCTAGTAAATTTGTAATTCCATTTACTGTAAAATCTTGATCTGCTTGTAAGTTATTACTGTCAAATAATAATATTCCAGCACCATTTGCTCTAAGATCTAAATCACTATTTGAAAGTGTTGTGGTAATAAAGTTATCGTCAACTAAAATGTTACCGTTGCTAATACTATTAAAAACAATCGATGAAACAGTAAAATCACCAGCAAGAGTTGTGTTACCTAAAACTGTAAGATTTTTACCAACAGTAACATCTCTATCAATTAATACTTCTCCTGTTCCACTAGCACGTAGTTCAAGATCTGAATTTGAATCAGTTGTGGTAATAACATTATCATCTATTTTAATATTTTCAAATTGGGCGTTATCGTTAACAGTTAAAGGCCTATTTAAAATAGTTGTTCCTGTTCTAGTTAATGTGCCGTTGTGTGTTACAGAATTTAATGAAACGGTATTTTGTGTATTGACTATGTCAGCGGATAAAATACCTGAAACATTTAAATTTTCAGACACATTAACTGAATCACTTACAGTTACTGATCCAGTGCCACTAGCACGTAGTTCTAAATCAGCATTTGAAGTTGACGTTGTAATGTAATTGTTGTCAACAATTATTTCATTTTCTTCTAATCTATCAAATGTTAGTGTATTTGTAATATTAGCATTTGTTGTAAAAATATCTCCTACAACTGTTAAATCGTTTGCTACATCAACATCTGTATTGTTTACTACAATTTTACCTGTACCATTTGCTCTTAATTCTAGATCACTATTTGATTCAGTTGTGCTAACGTAATTTGTTTCAAAACGAATATTATCGCCTTGTAAATAACCGTCAACAGTTACATCATTTGTAACTGTAAGATTTCCAACATTGGTATAGGTTCCTGTAACATTTCTTGTTCCTGTATGTGTTACTGTTCCTGTGATGCTTGTATCATTTAGATCTGTTGTTCCACTAACAGTTAAATCTGTATCAATTTGTACGTTTGTTTCACTTACAACAACCTTACCAGTACCACTAGCACGTAATTCTAAATCTCCATTACTGCTTGTTGTAGTAAAGAAATTATCTTTTATTAGTATTTGATCTGTATAAAACTCACTTGCTGTTACGCTGTTAATTGCTGTTAGACTTTGGAAATCTAGTGCTCCTCTAACATCAATAGTATTTTCAACTAGCACACGTTCGTTTGTAATAACACGACCAGTTCCACTAGCACGTAATTCAAGATCTGAGTTTGACTCGGTTGTAGTAATAACATTAGTGTCAACTCGAATGTTACCTAAATATAATCCACTAGTTGTTAGATTTCCGCCATTTACAATAAGTGTACTTTGTATTTCAGCATCACCTGTAAGAGTAGTTTCTCCAGTTACATCAAGTGTACCATTTACAGTTGTATTTGATAAAGAACTTATTCCTGATACTTGTAAATCTTGTGTTACATCAACATCTTCTTGTAATTTAATTGTTGTAGTTCTTATATCAATGCTGTCATTACTAGTACCTACAATATTGTTTTGAAAAATATGTAAACCATCTGTAAAGTATTCATCTGATGTAACAGCAGATCCTGTATTATCAATTCCATTACTAACTAATTGATCAACTGTTAAATTTAAAT